TCACTCGTAATGAAGGGGTCGACGGTTCGAGTCCGTCCGGAGGCTTCCCCTCGGCCCCCACTGGCGATCCGCCATGTGGGGGCCTTGCTCGTTCTGGGCCGCCCGGTCCGCTTCGGGGTCCGTTTGGGGTCTAGTCGCGTGAGAAGCGATGTGGTCAGGGCCGTTCTCGGCGGTCGTCGTCGGGGTCGTGTGGAGCGCGGCGAGGCCGTCGTCGGTGGCGGTCCAGCCGGTGACGCCTCGGGTGTAGTCGGGCGTCGCGGTGGCGAAGCCGATCTCCTGGAGCACGGCGAGGCCGTTGGACGTCTTGCGGAGGATCTCGCTCGGCGTGAGGTTGTCCTCGTCGCCGACGCCGCTGGCCTGGAGGCGCTGCACGACGGCCACGGTGGTGAGGCGGCCGGGGTGCTCGTCGGCGAGTGCGATGAGGACGTCGCGGGGGACGTCGCCGAGCGTGACCTTGAGGGTGGTGGGCATCAGGCGGTGTCTCCGGTGTCGGGGGTGGTGAGGTCCGGAGCGGTGATCTCGACCACGGTGTCGTGGTAAGCGAGGCGGCCGTCGAAGAAGCCCTCGTACCACTCGATCGCGGCGGCGCGCTGCTCGCCCCAGTCCTCGGGCATCGACTCCTCCAGGCTGGCGGGGTAAGCGATGACGGCCTGGGGGTCGCGATAGGGCCGCGCGGCCTCGGTCGCCCAAACGACGCGCAGCTCGACAGGGCGCGGAGCGGGACGCCCCGGAAGCAGACCGCACGCGATAAGCAGGCCCTCACCCTCACGCGTCGCGCTCCACGTGCCGTGGTGAGAGAGCAGGCCGAGGTCCTCGGCGCGCGCGAACGCATCGTCGGAGGTGGGACGCGGGCCACCGAGGCGGCAGTAGCGGACCGCGGCGAGGACGTCAGGGTCAGGCGTTGCCATGGTCGGGCGCTCCGGTGCTCCGTCAGCGGTCATCGGGTGTCTCCTGGTCGACCTTGAGGCCGATGCGCCAGACCACGAGGTCGGGGTCGTAGGTGCCGTTGAGGGCCTCGAAGGTCTCGCGGAACGCGGCGACGGTCGGGAAGCCCTCGGCGGCGGCTTCCTCGGGGCTCAGGTGGCCGAGGCGCTCGCGGTCCAGGGACGTGACGGTGGCGCGGCCGATGGCGGGCTTGCCGCGGCCGGGCTGGATCGCGACGGACTGGCCGACCCGGATCCCGCAGTACTCGCGGTACCACGGGGACCGGGGGTTGTCGCTGCACGCGCGGCGGGTGACGGTCTTCTCGCCGGCCATGACCTGGGCGGCGAGCTCGGGCCGGAACATCATGGGGTCGGCTCCACGGTCGCGTGGGCGGTCCACGGGCCGGGCGGGTGGTCGACGTCGGTCGGCGGGGCCATGCGCTCGCAGTCCCGGGCCCCGTTGTCGGTGTCGCGCAGCTCGAACCCGACCCGGGCGAGGACGCCGAAGACTTCGGCCGCTCTGCCGACGCCCATCGGCAGGTAGACGTCGACGACGCCGCCCTCGGGGTGGCGCATGCGCATGCGGGACGTCGGCGGGCACTCAGGCATCGGGGGTTCCCTTCCTCTTCTTCGGGCCGCGCTGGCGGCGGCCGAGCTTCTCGGCGCGCTGCTGCTCCCGGTCGCGGGCCTCGGTCTCGAGGATCTCGGCGATCTGCGGGGCGGCCTTGGCGCGGGCGGTGGTGATGTGGTCGTCGAGGTCGATCGGCGGCTGGCCGGCGAGGTCGTCGATGACGTGCGCGTAGGTCTGGGAGAGCATCTCCAGGGTGTGGCCCATCTGGTTGGCGACCTCCTGGACGTTCGTGCCGGCGGCGAGCAGCAGCGACGCGCACAGGTGCCGCAGGTCGTACGGGCGACGCGCGGACTGCTGGAATCCGGCGCGGTCGCGGGCGTCCTGGAACCGGATGCGACGCCAGTTGCGGTAGCCGGTCTCGGTGAGGTGCCGTCCGTCCTGGCGGGCGAACACGAACGCGCCGGCGGGCGGGTCGTCGAGGTGGCGCCGCCACGCGCGCAGGTCGTCGTGGACCGGTCCGACCATCCGCACGGTTCGCGGGCGACGGCGGCGGGACTTCTGGCCGGCCTCGAGCTGCCCGGCGGAGAGGCGCTGCTCGATGAGGATGGTGCGCTCGCGGACGTGGCGCCACTGCAGCGCGAGGGCCTCCTGCGGTCGCAGGCCGGTGTAGGCGAGGACCGCGATCAGAACGCGCGAGAACTCGTGGCCGACGAGGCCGCGGAGGATCTCGACCTGCTCGACGGTCGGCGGGTGGACGGCGCGGACCATCGCGGCGGCCGGGGGCTTCGCGATCGGCTGGACGGGGTTGACGTCGACGAGCTGCCAGCGGACCGCGTCGGCCATGACCGACTGCAGCACCGCGAGGACCTTCCGGACGGTCGGCGCGCCGCGGCCGGGGCCGTGCGCGGCGACGAGCTCGCGCTCGATCTCGGCCTTCAGCGCGGACACGGTGCGGGGGCGGATCTCGCGGATCTCCATGTCGCCGATCCGCGGCAGGATCCGGTGGTTGAGGTGGCGCTGGTAGGCGGTCTGGGTCGAGACGGCCAGGTCGCCGGCGCGCTGCGGCCACCACGTCTGCTCGACGAAGTCGCGCAGCAGCTCGCGGCCGCGGTCGAGGTCGTCGATCCGGCCGCCGCGCCGCTCGAGGCGGATCCGGGCCTGGAAGTCCTCGGCGTCGGACTGTCGGTCGAACGTCGCGGAGCGCTTGCGGCCGACCGCGTCGACGAACCGCACGCGGTAGGTGGTGGTGCGTCGGCCGTCGGCGCGCAGGTAGGAGCGCCGCTCGATCCCGCGACGGGACGACCGCGCGACGCGGCCCTGGCTGTCGCGCCCGGCGGCCACCGGCTACCGCGTCGGCTGGATGATCGGCAGGTTCGCCTCGTGCCCCGTCGACGACGGGCGACGACGACGTCGCGGCGCGCGCGGTCGAGCGGCGAGCTCGCGCGCTCCGTCGATGACCGCCGGCGGAGGCCGGTGGTCGGTCGGCGCGTCGGCCTCGACCGTCGGCGCGCACTCCTCGAGGAACTCGTCCAGCCACGAGCGACGGACCCGCCAGACGCCGCGGGCGGGCCGCGAGACCCGCAGGCGCGGCAGGTCGCCACGGCCACGACTGCGGCCAGGGCGGGTCCACGTCTTGACGGTCGCGGTGGCGACGCCGGCGACCTGGGCGGCCTGCTCGAGCGTCATCCACGGATCCCGCTCGATCGTCGGCGGCTCGAGCGCGATGGTCGGCGCGAACATCAGCCCTGTCCCCCGGTCCGGCCCATCCGCGACAGGTCGTCCACCAGCCGCTGCAGCGCCGCCGACTGCGCCTGCGGACGTGCGGCCGGCTGCGTCGCGAGCCGCTCGAGCAGCTCACGGATCGCGGCGCGCTCCTCCTGGCGCGCGTCGTCCTTCATGGCGGCCGCGAGCAGACCCATGGTCAGCAGACCGCCCGCGGCGACGGAGAAGGGCCACGAGAACGCCCCGGTCGTGGCGACGAGCACGCCCAGGCCGCCCAGCAGGACGAGGATCCGGCCCGTGGTCATGCGCTCGTGGCGCGCGGCATCGGCCGACGGCGCTGGTCGGTGGTGGCCGGGGTGCCGCGGTAGATGCGGTCGCGGACGGCGGGGCTGTCGATCCCGAGCTCGACGGTCTCGGTGACATGGCGCACGGCCCGCTCGAGCGCGGCGGCGGGGGCGGTGAGGACGTAGCCGAGCGCGAGCGTGTCGCCGACCTGGCGGTAGTGCAGCCGCGCCTCGATCTCCACCGGGTCGCGGTCGAGGAACGGGGCGATCCGGAGCCGGAACGTCTCGGGAACCTCGGTCTCCTCCTTGCCTCCGGCGATGCGGCCCTTCGCCTCGCGGTGGGTCGTGATGTGGAGCTGCCCGGACGACCGCGCGATGCTCTCCAGCGACGAGGACTGCGTCACGACGAGCGCCTCGGCGACCTCGAGGATCGTGGCGTGGTCCGGGTCGATGACGGCCTGCAGGCCCTGGCGGAGGTGGTTGGCGAACTCCTGCTGCCCGAGCATCACCGCGTCGTGGCCGACCCAGTGGCGCCACTCGCGGGTCGTGCGGAGAGGCAGGACCGCACGGTGCTCGCCCCACCCGGCCAGGTCGGGCGCGTGGTCGTCGATGACCGCCACGACCTCGCCGATCGACGCGGTCGTGGTCCCGAGGTCGTCCTCGTCGTGCTGGATCCAGACGGTCGTGGCGTCGTCGCTGGCGTGGAGGTTGACGTACCGGGTGAACGTGTCGACGGTGCCGACGACGACGGTGCCGCGGCTGTGCCACGGCCGGTCCTCGACGCCGTCGAGGCGCTCCCCGTCAATGAGGACGACCTTGTGCTCGTCGGGGACGATGGTGGTGACGAACCCGGCGTCGGCCTCGGTGCCGAGCGCGGCGAGGCCGACGGCCCGCTCGGTGAGCCGCTCGATCTCGCGGACGTCGCTGTCGATGGTGGTGCTCTCGGACATCGTCAGTCCTCCTGGCCGCCGCCGAGGGCGGGGTCGGTCATCTGGTTGGGGTAGTGCCGCGTGGGGCGGCCCTGCCGGTCGCGGAAGAACACGGACGCGCGGCGCTGCGGCTTGGGCGGCTTGGCGTCGAAGTCGGCGACGACCTTGAGCCGGGTGTCGTCGTCCTCGTCGGGGGCGACCTTGATCTTCAGCGCGACGCTGCCCGACTTCTGCAGCGTGGTGACGCGCTCGATGAGGTCGTGCAGCGCCTCCCCCATCTGCTGGTCGAGGAGCCCGCGCTCCATGTCCGCCAGCACGGCCGAGAAGAGTCTCGGCCCGGCCTCGGTCGTCGTGTCGGTGCTCATGCGGTCGTCCTCTCGGGGCGGTGGGTGGTCGGCGCCTCCCGCGCCGACCACCACCGGTTGGGCAGGTCGTGATGGCCCGGGGCGGGCAGGCCCTGGGCGGGGAAGTGCGTGGGGTGGGACCAGCCGCGGCGCTCCCCGTCGTTGAATCGCGGACGGGGGCGGCGGGCGGCCCGGGTTCTTCTGGGCCGGCGGTGGCCGCCGGTCCTGGGCTCCCTGGGCGACGTGGGGTGCAGTCGTTCGACGAGGTGATCCGCGAGCCACACCATGGGTGCGACGACGGCCGCGATCGCGGCCGTCGCGACGACCGCCTCGAGCACGAGGTCAGCGGGCGGCACGCGCGGCCTCCGCGATCTCGGGCGGGTCGTAACGGAGCTGCGCCGCGAGGCGCTCGAGCGCGGCGGCAACCGCGAGCCGGTCCCCGAGGTAGAGCGCGATGCCGCTCGACGGCACGTCGGGCACGAACATGACGCAGCCGGAGCCGACGTCGTACTGCCAGCGGACGTCGACCTTGCTCGGGCCGCGGTGGTCCCGGCTGAGCGGCAAGTCGGCGTCGCCCGCGACGATCACCGTGCCGTCGTCGTGGGTCCGGGCGCGGGGGCGGACGTAGTCCTCGTCCCAGGCGTGCAGGTGCGCCTCGGCCACGATCGGGATCGACGTGGCCCGCGGCCTGTCGCTGTCGGGGTCGGTCTGTACGGTGGTGCTGCTCATCAGGGGTTCTCCTGTTGGGTCGAGCCCCCGGACGCAGCCACGTCGCGGGGGCGTTCTTGTTCGGTCAGGCGGCCGACGTGTCGGGGTCGCGGTCGATCCAGTGGCGAACCTGGTCGCTCACCGTCCGGTTCTCGCGTCTCGCGATCCCCCGGAGACGCTCGAGCTGGTCCTCCTGGACCCGAACGACGAGATTCCGGGGCGGTGCGGTCGCCGCTTCGCGGGGTACCGTTCTCGGCATAACGCCATCGTTCCACAGTCGCAACGCTATTGCAAGACCGTTGTTTCGACGGTGTACCGCAATGAGAGTTACGAGGGCTGTACGGTCGTCGTGTGCCGCCCGCTCTCGAGATCGGCGAACGCCTCGCCCGGGCTCGCGCCCTCCGCGGCTGGAGCCAAGCTGCGCTAGCTGAGGCGACTGGCATCGACCAGAGCGCCATCGCGCTCTACGAGACCGGCAGGCGGACTGCGCGTCCCGGCCGCGTGCATGAGCTCGCGACGGCGCTCGACGTCAGCGCGTCTTGGCTGGCGACGGGCGAGGGCGAGCCGCGCCCGCCGGCGTCTCGCTCCGACCTGGAGCGGATCGAGGCGAAGCTCGACGAGGTCCTCGAGCTACTGCGCGAGACCGACCACGAACGCGAGAACGCGGTCCGAGACATCGAGGGCATCGCCGGGGAACCACCACACGGAAAGTAGGCAGCGCCGATGCTCGAACGCCTTCGCTCAGCCACCATCGCCGCCTTCGCGGTCGGCGTCAGCGTGGTGCTGACGCTCCCGACGGCCGCGGGCGCTGCCAGGCCGGCGACGCCGACGGAGAACGTCAACATCGCCGTGAGCCTCTCAGTGCCGACTCGCTGCATCTCGGCGACGGTCAGCACCGTGGCCGGCCCCGACACCTGGGCCGTCGCGTACGACCACTGCTCTTCGTCGCGAGGCAAGGATCGGATCCTCAAGCTCGGGCGCCTCGGCGAATGGACGGCCCAGATCACTCGCGAGATGCTGGGGAACTGTCGCTTCGAGTCCCCTCGTCTCGAGATCGGCGTCGATCTCGGGCTCTGCGTCGACACCGCTCCCCGATTGCTCCGCAAGCGCCTGGAGGTCGACATCGAGGACACGTTCGGCTCGTCGTTCACGAACGCCCGCTTCCGGTACGTCAAGTGCCCGCACGACGCCGCTGGACCCGGCAGCGACGACGCCCACGTGCAGATGTGCGAGTACGTCTTCGGGACGGGCCAGAGCCGCACGTGGGGCTCCGCGACCATCGAGGTCAGCGATCAAGCCGAGGTCGACATCGACCACGAGGTCCACAGCCGCCGCTCGACCAAGCTCCGAACGTGCGGGACTCGCGACGCGAACCGCACGGCCGGTACGGGCAACCGCGCGTGGCGCGTGACGCGCGTACGAGCGTCACGGAACCTGCCTGGTTGTCGTGGTGCAGCGTTGATGATCGGTGACGTGCTCTACCCCAACCGGGGCCGCCGCGTCCTCCCATCCCGCCTGCGGACGGCGTCCCACGGCACCGGGACCGCATGGTGGCCGGAGGTCTACCGATGGTCGTGCCGGCGCACGGGCAGGACCACGCAGACGGTGAAGTGCTCGAACCGCGTCGGGTACCGGTATGAGTGGCGCGTGCGACGTCGGTGAAGCGGATCGAGAAACCGAGGTAGTGGGATGACGCCTGGCGACGCAGACGCACTCGGAAGCGATGGCCATGTCGCGTACACCGCGTCGACGGCCACCATGCGGAAGCTCAGGATCCTAGAGCGGTACCTCGACGGCTACGCGACCGTCATGGGGAACTTCAACCTCGACTGGTACGCGCTCGACCTGTTCGCCGGCTCCGGACGCAACCGCTCAGCCGACGGCTCGGAGATCGACGGGTCGTCCGTCCTTGCGCTTCGCGCACCCGCGTTCCGCAACGGGCGGCCGGCGAAGCGCGTCGTCTCGATCGAACGTCATCGCGATCGCTTCGCTGCCCTCCAGGCCCGGACTGAGGAGTTCGGGCCTCGCGCCCTCCCAATCCTTGGCACGCACGAGTCCAAGCTCGTCGCGGCCCTGGCCCAGATCCCACGGACCAGCCCGTCGTTCGCACTGATCGACCCGGAAGGCTTCGACGCCCCGTGGACGACGCTGCGTGAGCTCGCGGAGCATCGGATCAGCCGACGTGGCCTCAAGATGGAGCTGCTGATCCTCTTCCCGTCGAAGAGCGTCGTCCGGGTCATGGCGCCCGAGCACCGCGAGCTCGTGAACGCGGTCTACGGGTCGGACGAGTGGCAGGCCCTCATCGAGCAGGCCGCGCGGCCGATCCATGCGGCGGAGCAGCTCGACATCTTCGGCGCAGTTCAGGAGGTCTCGACGAAGGGCGAGGCGCGCCTAAGTCCGGAGGCCGCCGCCGACGCCTTCGTGCGCATCTACGCGCAGCGGATCTGCGACGTCCTGCGCTACAAGCACGTCAAGCCCATCGCGGTCAAGAAGGCCGGCAGCCCAGCGACGACCTACCACCTCGTCTTCGCCACCGACAACGACGCCGGCAGGAACATCATGAACTGGGTGGCCCAGAAAGCACCGACCGAGATTCACGGTCGACCAGACAGCGACTGGACGCTGGACGAGCTCTAGTCCCCGCCGACGAGCTGCCGGCTGGCGGGCATCTCGTCCCAGGTGCGGCCGTCGAGCTCGCGGCCGTTGGCCTTGGGTCGGTGGCCGCCCCACTGCTTGAAGAAGAACGCGACGCCGTCGTCGTGGCACTGGTCACGTAGGGCGCGGATCCACGCAGCGTCGACGCGGCGGTGGCCGGGGCCGGACTCGCCGCCGGCGATGAGCCAGTGGATCCCGTCGAGGTCGAGGTGCTCGAGCGGGCCCAGGAGCGGCTCGGCGCTGATGAACCGCACGGCCGCGGGGACCTGGCGCAGGAAGTCGGCGCGGTGCACGAACCGGCGGTTCTCGATCGAGACGCCCATCCAGACGTTCGGCGGCCACGTCAGCTCGCCAGCGATCTCGACGAGGCGCTCGTGGCGCTTGGTGAGGACCTGGAAGGTGTGGTGCTCGGCCTTGATCATCGTGTCGAAGACCTGCTGCACGAACTCGAGCGGGATGTCCTCGTGGAAGAGGTCGCTCATCGAGTTGACGAAGATCAGCCGCGGCCGCTTCCACTCCAGCGGCTTGGACAGCCGGTTCGGCCAGAGCCGCAGGTCGAACCCCTGCTCGTACGGGTGGCCCGGGATCCCGCGCCAGCGCTCCGCGAACGTCTCGGCGTAGCAGTGCGCGCACCCGGGCGAGACCTTGTCGCACCCCGTGACCGGGTTCCACGTGGCCTCGGTCCATTCGATCGTGCTGCCGTCGGCCATCTCGACTCAGTCCTTTCGCGTAGCCGGATCCGAGACTAGCGGGGGCGTCGTACCGATCCGCTCGAGGGCGGCGACGATGCGATCCGCGCGGGCCCGGTGCACGCCGGCGAGCTGGAGTCGGTCGCGGTGGCGACGGGCATCGCGGGCGACTCTGAGGGCCCATGCCCGCTCGCGTTCGCTGTGGTCGATCCTGTCGGCGATGTTCCCGCTTGAGCCCATGGCACGAACATACGTTCGTGTTCGGACGGACGCAAGGCCCGGACGGCGGGTAGGCTCGTCCTCATGATCGCGCGGTCAGTCGTCGTCGCTCTCGGGTTGCTCCTGGCGGTGCCGTCAGCGGCGGTAGCGGTGCAGGCGACACCGAAGAACGCCGACCGCGCCGCGATCAAGGGAGCGCAGGCCCAGCACGGGCCCGGTCGGACGTACACGGCGCTGTGCAACCCCGAGCGGAGCGAGCGGACGAACCGGCAGCTCAAGAGCCGCTGGTTCTGCACCGTCCGGGCGACTGCGACGACCGAGGACGTCGCCACCTACCTCGAGCCGGGCGATCCGCTGCCGGCCGACGAGCGGCCGATGGTCACGGCGTTCGTCCTGGGCTGGGCCGACGGCGAGTTCGAGGCGTTCGAGGCCGACGAGCTGTACTGGGCTCCGCGCGAGGACGCCCCGAAGCCGCTCGGGATGGTCACCGCCCGACGGCGCGTGTGGCAGGCGATGAAGCAGGAGGGCTTCCCCGGCCGGAAGGACATGGCCGGCCAGCGGCTGCGGTGCCGCCGGTCGACGCGGTTCGCGGTGCGCTGCACCCTCGGCTGGGCGATCGGCGACACGACGGGCGTGCACCGCATCCGGGTGGCGAACACACGTGACGGCGAGTGGGAGTACTCGTGGAAGGCGACCGTCGTGGACGAGTACTGCCTGTACGTGATGAAGCGCCCGCGGTCGCGGTGCATCCGCCGCGACCGCGTGCGCTGACCGTGTACCCGGACGGGCTCGAGGTCTCTCCCCCCGAGTTGGTCCTACACGTCAAGCGCCCCCGGCCGAGGGAGAGGGGGAGGCCGGGGGCGCGTGACGCGGGATGAGACGTTCACGGCCCCGGGGTCCCGGTGGCCGCAGGCACGCAGTACCCGGCGTGGGAGGACCGTAAACGCAGAACGCCCCCGGCGGTGGCCGGGGGCGTCAGAGGCAGCGGGTGACGGTCGCTCGGGCTACGTGACGAGGCGCAGGCCGGTCTCACGGAGACGCGCGGGCGGGCGGTCGTTCGGGAACTGGTCCGGCAGGAGGTCCGCGAGCGCCAGGTACGGAAGGCCAGCGGCTTGGGCGAAGTCGTCGGGTCCCCACCCAGCGCTCTCCCTGAGCATGTCGATGAGTCGCTCGAAGAGCTTGGGACGCTCGAGTGGGACGTCGAACGGCTCCCGCGTCCAGTGGCCGCGCTTTCGGCGTTCGATGTTGAGGCGCGTGTACGCGTCGGGAGAGATGAGGTGAAGGTCCCTGGCGCGGCGCGCGAGCGCGGCGGCGGAGACGCCCCAGCGCGGCCTCATGTGCAGGAAGTCGTCCCACCGCATGCGGGTGTGAGCGATCTCGCGGATGAAGTCCTCTCGGGGGACGAGGAGCGCGATCCCGAACCGGAACGCTTCGCTCTCGCGCTGGCGCTCGTCGACGACGTCGAACGAGTCCCAGTGGTGCAGCATCGCGTGCCCGAGCTCGTGGGCGACGTTGAGTCGAAAGCGTGCACCGTCGGAGGTTGTCGTGTTGAACAGCATCCAGCGGATCGGGTCGCGCCGAAACCTTGCGTATGCGGCATCGACCTTGCTGTGCCCGAAGTCGACTCGCAGCCCGATCCCTCCTGCGGCTTCGATGCGCTCGAGTAGATCGTCGACCGGTCCGGGGAGGATCCGCCAGACGGTCCGGAGCCGGCTCGCCGCCTCCTCGGGGTCATCCGGAAGCGGGTCGTCGACGTCGGGCCAGGGAAGCGCCGGGCTGAGCTCGGCGTGCTCGACGATGCGAGCGGCGGCGATGCGCGCGAGTTCGGTGCGGCCGGTGATGCGCAGCTCGTCGGACTTCTTCCGGATGCCCGTGGCCCGGTACATCGGCCGCGTGATGCCGACCGTCTCGTCGGTGAGCACGGTGGGCAGAACGTCGAGCGCCTGCGCCAGCTTCTCGAGGAGGTCTGGGCCGGGCGAGGTGGTCCCGTTCTCCCACTGGGACACGGCGGGTTGGCTGACGCCCGCGGCCTTGGCGAGGTCCGTCTGGGTCAGGCCCCGTGCGCCGCGCACGAGGCGCATCGCGGCGGGGATGAGCGCGCCCATCAGCCGGCCTGCGCGTTGTCGCTGCGCTTGATGGCTGTGGCCGGCAGGGCGATGCCCGTGGTCGGCTTCGTCGTCGCGACTGCGGGCACCGTCTCGAGGTGAGCCAGGTCTCGCATGTCGAACGAGTAGTTCGTGGTCCGTCCGTCGTCCTTCAACAGCGCCGCGGTGACCCGCGCGTCGCCAAGCGGCTCGCCATCGAGCCGGATGAGGATGGTCTCGCGATCAGGATGGTCGAGCTCGTCCTCGCGGAAGCCGTCGAGCATGGGCTGATAGGCCGCGCTCTTCGACGCGCGCTTCTCGCGCGTGGTCTTGGAGAGGCGGACAATGGCGTCGTCGTCGACGAGCCAGCGGTAGCCACCAGCGGCCTCGTACTCGTCGTCAAACGTCCATCCGTTGCCCGAGATCTGCTGTCGAGCGGCGGTGGCGACGAGCATCCGTCGCTCCATCGCCACAGCCTGCGCCATGACCGCCCGGTCTTGCACGGCGTACACGTCGCGCCGCTCTCGGACCTGGGCCAGCGCGTGGGCATCCGCGCTGAGCAAGGTGGGAGCCACGGGCGAGAGGATGGCGATGAAGCGATCGTGCGACAGCATCACCACAGAATATAAGCGCGAGAATATAAGCCGTCAAGCCCCGTCCCGCCACGCTCGCCCTACGGTCGTCGAAACGACGTCGCCCCCGGCGGTCAGGCCGGGGGCGACGGGATCGGGTGACGATCGCGGCTTCGGAGGGTCGCAGACCGGACGGACCGCGGCGAGCGCCTGGGCGACGGACACGGGACACCACTCGCCGCCCGGGCCGTGGACGACGGTTGGGGTGGTCGGCAGGTGCTCGCCGCCCCACACGGTCACGGCTCCGAGACGGGCTCCTCGGGGTCCGGGCCGGTGCCGCCGTGCGGCGGGTCGTTGTCGTCGAGCACGAGCTGCGCGTCGAAGCGGGGCGTGAACGCGGACACGATCGCGGCGGGGATGCCGACGATGAGCGCGGCGACGGCGGCGGCGACCTCGGGGGACATGTCGAGGTCGAACTGGCCCAGGAGCCAGACGATCACGATCGCGAGCGGTGTCGCGAGGCCGGCGGTCGTGCCGGTGGGGTGGTCGATGCGTGCGGCCTGCGCCGCGCTACGGATGGGCATGCGTCAGGCCGCCTTGTAGTCGAGGGAGTAGTCGCCGGCGCAGCTGGTGGCGTTCCAGTCGCGGTGCACGGTCTGCCGGCGGAGCTTCGCCGGGGCGCGGTGGCGGGCGGGGAGCCGGGTGGTGTGGGCGTTCGCGCGCAGCCACTGGAGGGTCGAGCGCTGCGCCGCGGTCATCCGCTGGCCGGTGGTGCCGAGGACGACGATCCCGACCCGGCCGGTGTTCTGGCCTGCGGTGTGCGCACCCTTCCAGCTCGCGGGCCGGCAGAGGACGAGGGTGCCGGACCGCAGGATCGCGTAGTGGTAGCCGATCGCTCCCCACCCCTGGGCCCTGTGCTGCTGGTTGTAGGTGCGCAGCAACGAGAGGCCGTGACTGTCGCTGGTGTCCCGCGGCCCGGCGGTGTAGTGGCCGACGGGCTCGCGGGCCGGGCCGATTGCCCCGAACGTCTGGGACATCGGGGCGTTGAGCGTGACGGTCTTCGGCTGGCTGCCGGACGCGACGCGGTTGCGGTTGCGCTGGGCCTTGCGCCACTGGGCGGCGCGCCGCAGCTCGGTCGGGGTCCGGCGGCCCGGGAACCTGACTGCGACGTATCGGCGGCGGGCGGCCTCCTTGCCGCCGGTGACGGGGTGCACGCCGAGTGCGCGGGCGATCTCGGTCCAGGCGGCGAACGAGGCGGGGCCGAGGATGCTGTCGACGGCGATCGTGGACATGCCGCGGGCTCGGCGTCGGCGGTTGATCGCCCGCTGGAGCTTGGCGACCGCGGGCCCACGGTCGCCCTTGGACAGGACAGGGGTGCTCATCGGGTGCTCCGGAGGGTGTCGAGGGTGGTGCGCGCCGCGGTCGCGACGCTGAGGCAGGTCAGGACGACCGCGATCCCCGCGGCGACGACCTCGACGCCCGCCGGGTGACGGCGCGCCGAGGCGAGCGCCTGGCGGGCGAGGATCGGGGCGCTCTCGCGCACCGGTCGTTGGGCGGAGAGGGCCCAGAGGAGGCGCGGGTGGTCGGCGAGGCGGACGCTCATCCGATGAGTCCGAGCGCGGCGACGATCCCGACGAGGGTCCCTGCCGCGCCGACCCCGGCGGTGGCGGCCGCCGCGAACTCGCGGCACCGGCGGCCACGCGCGGCCTTGCGGCCCTCTTCGGCCTCTCGACGCGTCTCGATCTGCTCGACGCGGTCGGTCAGCGACTGGACCCGGTCCAGGGTCTCGGCATGCTCGGAGTGCGACGTGCGGCGCAGCTCGCCAACCTCGTCGCGGAGCGCATCGACGGACGACGCGACCTGTTGGACGAGCGCGACGATCGCGGGGGTCTCGGTCATGCCGTGATCCGGATCGGGGTGAGCCAGATGCCTGTCTGCGTCAGCTCCCCGGACCCTCCAGCGCCGACGCTGACGCCGAGTGCGATATTGCGGCCGGCGACCATTCCGTTGGCCCGCAAGCGGCGTCCGCCGACGAAGCGGCTCGCGAGGCTGATGGCACCGGACTCGTAGGCGAGCACCCCGAGGTTGGACAACGGCGATACCACTTCGACGTTCGTCTGAACCTGGACTCGGGACCCGGTATTGCCGTGGGCGACGCCGTAGACGAACGCGTCGATCATGTAGTCGCCGCTCAGTGGGACGGTCACCCAGTTGATGTTGTGGTGGGTGCTGCTCTCCGGGATGAGGACGGTGACCGCCTGGTCGGACCCGACAGGTGCTCCGCCGCGGCACTCCCACGACGACCCGCGACGGCGGAGTCTCCACACGATGGACTGGCCGGAGTTGACGACGAGGTCGATCTCGTCTCCCTCGGACGGGGACCCCGGGAGCGCGGTGAGCTGTGGCACGTCCGGGGCGCGCCGGTCGGTCATCCGGGCGTCACTGTCGGTGACGTACCGGTTGGAGTTGGACGGGCTTCCGGCGGTCCCGGCCAGGGCGTTGTTCTCGTTCTGGGTGGGGACCCGAGGATCAGTCGACGTGACGAACGGGTTGGACGCCGACGGCGAGCCGTTGGTCCCGGCCAGGGCGTTGTTCTCGTTCTGGGTCGGCAGCCGGGCGTCGGCGTTGGTGACGAAGCGATTGGCTCCGGTGGGCGCGCCGCTTGTGCCTTGCAGCGCGTCGTTCTCGTCCTGAGACGGGATCCGCGAGTCACCCTGGACGACGTAGCGGTCGGACGGGTCGACCCACGCGGCGCCGTTGTCGTAGTAGAGATCGAGTCGGTCGCTCGCCCAGTACAGGCGGCCGGGGGTGCCGGCGGCGGGGCGTGCGGCGAACGTGCCGTGCGTGAACAGCACGGCGGCCTGGTCGACCTTGTCCCACGCGGCGGCGTGGTCCGCGGGGATGTCGGGCGGGGAGTCCGATCCGATCGGGACGGACACGCCGAGGCGGGAGAGGTTGCGGGGCATCAGGAGTCCCTCACGTCGTCGTAGTCGGTGTAGGCGCTGGCGAGGGCGTCGTAGTCGGCGTGCGCGTCGCGCAGGTCGTCGTAGATCTGTCCGTCGGCAATCTCGACGTGGCCGAGGAACCCGAACGGGATCTCGCGCGCGATCGCGCGGCGCACGACGGGGCTGTCGCGCGTGTCGGCCCGGGTGGACGTCGAGTTGTGCGGGGTGCCCGCCCAACTGCCGCCGGGCTGGTCGCCGTCGAGGTAGCCGGCGGCGTCCTCGTCGGCGGGGGCGATCCGGACGCGCGTGCATTCGTACGTCAGCACGTCGTTGGCCGAGCCCGCGCCGCCCGTGATCATCCCGACGTAGAACAGGCCGTACGCGGCGTTAGCGGGCGATGTGGTCACGCCCTCGAGCAGGAAGTTGCTCAGGCCCTCGTCCGCCACCTGCACCGGCAGGGACGTGGGCGAGATGAGGATGCCGCCCGCGTCGTACCAGTTGATCGTCCACCGGAGCCCGAGCGACGCCGCCGTCGGAACCGACGGGTCGACGGTCGTCACCCGGGCCCTAACCCGGTAGTCCGTCGCCGGGTCGACCGGAGTGGCGTTGACCCCGCCCGACGACCCGTCCGGGTAGAAGTACAGGCCGCGGCTCGCCGTGTCGTTCGGCTGCTGCCCGGTGACGCGAAAGCACCACTCCGCGTCCGGGTTCCACGCACATGCGACGCGCGTGAGGGCCACAGACAGCATGCCCCCCGACGCGCCCGACGCCGTCCCCGCCGTGTTCACGGCTGCCCGCGGGTTCGGGGCCATGTTCGTGCCCGCCCGCAGCCCGGTGATGAGGCCAGGGTCGATGTCCGACAGCCGGGACCGCACCAGCACGTGGCCGGGGCTGTCGATCCCGGGGTTGTCGGGGTCGTAGCGGCGACGGACCGTGACGCGCTGGTCGGGGCCCGGCATGTACCGGCGGGCCGCCTCGATGAGCTGGTCCTCTCCCCCGCGCCGCCACCCGGACGGGGATCGCACCTCGAGCCGTCGCTCCGTCTCCGACATCCAGCCGGGCAGCCGGGCTCCGACGACGCGGGCCAGCCACGGTATCCACACCGTGTCGACGGTCTCCGGGCGCAGCGCGACCGCGGTGCCGGGGTCCTCCCACAGCTCCCACAGCGGCCGCTCGCCCGCCCCCAGGCCGTCGAGGAGCGCGAGGAGCGCGTCGGTGGCGCCGTGCGACTCGGCGAGGTCGGGGATCGGGCCGAGGAGGTCCAGGGCCCGGTCGGTCATCGTGGCCATCAGGACGCCGCGGTGATCGTGATCGTCCCCGGCTCCGGCAGGCCGTCGGGGCGGGACAGGTCGACGTACCCGCCGACGATCGGGTCGCCCTGGTCGTCGAGGAGCGTCATCGTCGCGACGTGCTCGACGCCCTCGACCTGGTCGGCCTGCGCGATCAGCTCGTTGACGTGCACCCGGCGGTCCGGGGCCTGCACGCCCAGCTCGCCGTACCAGCCGGCCACCCAGCCGGCCGGGGAAAGCACCATCGTGAGGCGGTCCTCGACGGCCTGGCACACGTCGGCCGCGTCCCATCCGTCGCGGACCCTGACGGTGCCGGTCGCGCCGAGCTCGGTGTACGTGGGTGGGACGACGTGGATGTCGAGGTTGAGCAGCGCGCCGGTCGCACCGGTCAGGTCGGCGAGGACGTCCTGCTCGACCTGCCACGACAGCGGCCGGCCGTCCTCGTCGGCGACGACGACGGTACCGGTGAGCGGCACGTCAGGGGTGTTCGTGGACGCGTCGTAGCCGGTGATCGCCCACGCGATGAACACCGCGGGGTGCGACCGGGCACGGATCGCGAAGTCCTCCGGCAGGATCGGCCGACGCGTCACCGTCGGGGCCTCCTCGATCAGCCGGACGCGGTAGGTGGCCGGGTCCTCCGGGTCGGTGCCGCCGGAGAGCGGGGCGTCGAGCACGATCGGGGTGTCGCTGGCGATCCAGTCGAGCGGGTCGATCTCGGGGGTGCCGGTCGCACCGTTGGCCTGCGCGCCGGGCTCGACGGCGGAGACCTGCGCGGTCCCGGTGGTGTTGCCGGGCGTGACGACGATGTCGGTCGTCGTGACGAGCTCGACGTCACCGATCCAGACGGTGAGCCCTGCGGGCTCGGTGTGGCCGAGCGCGTCGGCGGCGGTCACGGTGATCGACCCGGACGCCTGGGTGCCCTCGTTCGGCGGGTTGCGGAACAGCTCGCCGAGCAGCTCGGCGAGCTCGTCGGCGACGCGATCCTGCATCGCCTGGCGGGCCTCCCCGGCGACCTCGGCGATGGCGGCGAGGACGTGGGTGAGGATGGAGGTGTCGACGTCGGCCCAGTCCGGGACCCGCTGACGGATCGCGGTGACGAGCTCCTCCCGGATCTCGTCGGGGTCGGTGGGGACGGGGAGCGCGAGCGGCTCGTCGGGGTCCCACGTGGGGTCGATGGTGCTCATCGGGTCTCCAGCTCGAGGCGGGGGCGCAGCGTGCGACCGTCGGGGGTGTCGAGGACGTCGACGGTGACCGGGACGCGGCTCTCGATCCGCCGCACGGCGGTGGTGATCCGGTCGAGCGCGGCGTCACGGTGCTCGCCGGCGGTGGCGGCCCCGATCGGGTTGGGGATGCCGAGGTCGACGTCCCACGGCAGGTCGCCGGGACGGAGCTCGCAGAGGAGGGCGACGCCGCGGAGGATCTCCTCGTCGGAGCCCTGCTCGACCTGGGCGAGCATGCGGCCACCGCCGGGTGCGGGGACGAGCTGCAGCGGCCAGGACAGGTGCTGTGGGGTGGGGTCGGTCATGGCTCGGCGGTCCAGCAGGCGACCCAGAGCGCCCCGGTAGGGGTCTCCAGGAGGACGCAGCGGTCGTCGCGGGACGGGTGGTCCTCACCGGCGGGCAGGTACGGGGCGGGGCCGTACCGTCCGCGGCCGCCGTCCCAGGCGGGGACGCGGACCATGCACGTCAGCGTCGCCTCGTCGACGGTCGCGATCACGGCGTCGAGGACCGGGTTGGGGATGCTGTCGAGAAGCTGACGGTCGGCGGACATCGTCACGTCCCGGGCCAGTGGCGGGGCTGCATTCCGGCGTACGACCGGGACGAGGACCGCAGCCGGGGGCCGCGGCCGAGCGCGTCGACCGATCCGGTGTCGAACCGGCGGCCACGGCGGTGGAACTGGATCAGCACGTGCCCGTTGGGGCCGGTGCCGGGCTTGACCCACACGGTCATCTCGTTGCCCCGGCCGGGGTTGCCCCACTTGAGGAACCAGTCGGACACCCGGGGTCCGGACGCGCCGCGCATCAGGCCGGCGGCGTGCAGCGCCACCGACGTCGACGACGAGCAGTCCATGTTCGACGCCTTCCGCGCGGCCGCCCACGCCTGCCCGTGTCCGCCCGGCCCGTACGGCAGCTTGCGGTTGCTGATCCGCTTCGCCTCCGCGAACACCTGGTCGACCTTCGACCCGCCGCCGCCGGTCGAGGACGACGAGCTGCTCGAGGCGCTGCCGGCGGTCGACGTCGCCGCGGCCTGCTCGACCGTCGTCGTGGGCTGCTGCAGCGTGACCCGGACGGTCGGGTCGATGCCGTTGGAGACGATGCGCTGCACGAGCCACGGCCCGTCGACCGGCCCGGACTCGCGGACGTCGACGACGCCACCGGGCGGTGCGGACCAGCCGGACGCCAGCGCGGTGAGCTCCAGCGACTGCAGGTGCTTGATGCCCTCCAGGTCGATCTGGACCGCCTCGACGAGCAGCGAGTCGTCGAGGCCATATAGCTCCAGGTGCGGCTGGGCCTGGATGAGCTGCTGATCGGCGGCGACGACCAGTCGAGGACGGGACGAGCCGGGCAGCGCGATGAACCGACGTCGGCCGAGCTGGCGCGCGACTCGGTCCAGCGCGGTCCACGAGCTCTCCGCCTTGCCGGCGGCGCCGCGCCGCCACATCGACGGGCGGGACACCGTGCGCGACCCGCCGCCGTCCGACGACGAAGCACCGCCACCCCAGCGGCGGATCATGTTGTCGACCGCCGGCGACACGCGGTCGTAGCGGGCGGGGAACGCGGAGCCCTGGGTCTGCTGCGCGACCCACCCGGCCGACTGGGACGGGTTGTCGCGCGCGAGCTTCATCGCGCTGCCCTTGCCCCAGAACCCGCGCTCCAGGAACGCCGTGCACGACGCCGCGACGTCCTCGGACCTCGTGACCGGCCACCCCATCCCGCGGGCGGTCTGGTCGCGGATCTGCAGGATCCCGCGCGAGTCGTGATCGACGTGACGGACCGCCGAGCCGGTCTGCAGCTTCGACTCGATCATGCACGCCAGCAGCAGCGCCTTCGTCGCCTTCGGGGACGCCTTCAGGCGGTGCGCGGTGCGCAGCGCGACGTCGGCGTTCTTCACCTGGGCGACGCTCAGCTTGAAGCGGTTGCCGAGATGGTCCATCCCGTACAGGGCACGCTTGTCGGCGGCGGACCACCCGACGTCGTCCGCGACGGTGTCGCGGGCCGCGCCGGGCTCGGTGGTCGTGTCCGGGGCCGGGATCTCGCCCGGGGCGGGGACGACCCACCGCAGCCCGGGCAGCACGTCTCGGACCGCGCGCTCGCGGGCGAGGTGCGCCACCCAGCCGGCGAGGTCCATCCTCGTGGACGACTTCGCGAGCGGCGTGGTCTGGGCGCGCAGCAGCGCCGACGGAAGGCACCACATGCGCAGGGTGGTCTGGGTGCCGGCGACCGCCAGGCCACCGGTGTCGCGGGTGCGGTCCCATCGCCACCGGCCCTCGGCCCCGAGGTCCAGGTCGACCGCGCCCTCCAGCAGCGGGGACCGCAGGATCTCGCGGGCCTCGTCCTCGAGGTGCAGCGTCAGGACGTTCGCGCCGTCGAGCGACAGCTCCCGCTCGAGGCCGGTGATCGACCGGGCGAGGTGCGCGTCGGTCTTCGCACCGTTGAGCCGGGCGTGCTCGCGGATCGTCTCGATCGGCAGGTCGCGCACCACCGGCAGCAGTCGGGTGGGGCGCCCCTGGCGGGTCGTGGCGCGCCGACGGGCGCGCGATCTCGTCGTCGCGGCCATCAGCGGGCGGGGATCTTCACGCGGTCCTTGGTCGTCAGGGACGACCAGCGCTTGACCTTGGGGTTGAGCTTCTTGATCTCTCGCTGCCGCTTGCCGTCCCTGAGCTCGCGCTTGGCGACGCGGTACGGGGTGTCGCCCTTGCGCCACCGGTACCACCGCCAGGCGGCCTTCTGCTGCCGGGCGACGCGCAGCTCGACGGTCGCCTCGACGTACTGCTCGAGCGTGACGGTGCAGAGCGCCCGTGCGCACAGCCCGCCGACGTGGAGCTCCTCCACGACCTCGAGGGCCGTGATGACCCATGTCGGGTCGTCGCCGACGGTCGGGATCGGCACCGACCGGCCGATGACGCGCAGCACGTGCGGGCGACGTACGTCGGACGACACCTTGCCGCCCAGGCCCCGGAGCGCGCGGAGCTCGTCGACGACGGGGCGCTGCGCCTCCCACCCGTTGAGGTCGCCGGTCACGCGGAGCTGGATCGCCTGATGGCCGTCCCAGGTGGTGAGCGGCCGCAGCTGCGGGCGTGGGATCGATCGCCATCCGCCGGCGCGCTCCTGCACGACCTGCACCGGCTCGCGGTACCTGAGCGCCGTGGTCGCCCCGGTGTCGGTCGACCAGAGCAGCACGTGGCCTGCCATCGGCTCCGGCGGGGTCCACGGCCGGCTGACCGGCTCGAGCCTCTGCGGCTTGATCCCGCCGACGATGTTCTTGCCGGTCGCGCTGAACGCGCCGCCCGTCATCCCGGCCATCAGGCCACCGCCAGCTCTCGCAGGCGGTGGCGCTGCACGACCCGGGCGAGCTCGCGTCCCTCGGCAACGAGGTGCGTGTGCAGCTCCACGATCGTGTCCCCTCCGGGGCCGGACGCGTCGGAGACGGCCTGGGCGCCGGCGGCCGGGCCGCGCCGGGTGACGCGCGCCGAGGTCTGCGCGTCGACGACCTGGGTTCCGGCCGGGGACCGCATGAGCTCCGGTCCGCGCTCGCCGACCCAGTGCCATCCAGACCGCTGGACCGTGCCACCGGTGTCGATGCGCGGGATGTCGGGGAACCCGATCTTGGTGCCGCCCCCGGGCACGACGTTGCGGCCCATGATCTTGATCTTCGGCAGCGTGACCTCGAACCCGTTGATGCGGTCGATGACCCAGTTGAGGGCGCCGCGCAGCGCCTCCTTGATCCCGTCGAACGCGCCGGTGGCGGCGCTGGAGATCTTGCCGCCGAGGCCACCGATCCACCCGGGGATCCGGCCGAGCCACCCGGTCGCGGTCGTGTAGACCGCCTTCGCTGCGCTGCCGATCCCGAGGAACGCAGCGACGACACCGGCCCCGGCAGCTCGAGCGGCGCCGACGAGTCGGCTGATCACGCCGATGACGCGCTGAACGATCCCGACGACGACGCTTCCGGCAGCGGTGACGGCCGAGCGGACCCCGTTCCACGCCGCGGTCACCACCGCCCGGAACGTCTCGCTCTTCTTCCACAACACGACGAGCCCGACGCCCAACGCCGCCACGAGGGTGATGACCCGGACGATCGGGTTGGCGCTCATCGCGGTGTTGAGCAGCCACTGGGCCGCGGCCGTGGCCTTCGTCGCCGCCGCCTGGGCGGTCAGCGCGACGACGTACCGGCCCTGGGTCGCGACCGTCACGGCGAGGGTGACCGCACGCGTGATCTTCAGGGCCGCGATCACGGCGATCTGCGCGACACGAACGGCCATCGCGATCGACCGGTAGGCGACGTAGGCGGCGATGAGGCCGCCGAGGACGGTCTTCAGCGTCCCCGCGTGGCGTGCCCCGAGGCGCATCGCGCCGGCGACGACGCCGAGCGGGTTGGGGAGCTGCTGCAGAATGTCCCAGGCCTGCCTGAAGGCGGGGACGAGGACGGTGGTGATGATCTGGCCGGCGGACGTGATGGCCTGCTCGATCTGGCCGAAGGCGGCGGTGATTCGTCCGCCGCCGCCGAGGCCCTTGTCGAGCGCCGCGCCGATCCCGGCGAACTTCGCGGCGATCCCGCCCTCGACGTCGAGCCCGTTGGCGATGTAGCCGGCGACCCGTCCGCCCCAGTCGTACACCGGGCGGGTCATGCTCTTCCAGGTGCCGCCCCAGGACTCGCGGAGCCGGTCGAGGCGGCCCTCGGTGGTCTTGGCCATCTTGCTGGCCGCACCGGCCGAGGTGTCCTGCAGGGTCTTCAGGATCGCCGGCAACGCCTTGCGCGCGGCGACCGGCCCCTTGGTGAACGACTCCTCGAACTCGGTCGCGGTCATCCCGAGGTTCTTCGCGAGGAGCTTGCGGTTCAGCCCGACGGACTCCGAGAGCTGTCCGAGCTCCTCTGCGCTCAGCTTCCCCTTGGACTCGATCTGGCCGAGCGCGAGCGCAGCGGGGCCCATCGCCTCCTCGATCGACTTGCCGGAGGCGGACGCCTGGTCGCCGATGGCCTGCACGAGCGGCAGGACCTGCTTGGCGTTGACGCCGTAGGACAGCAGGCGCTGGGCGGCGAGGCCGGTGTTGGCCGGGTCCAGGATCGGCGACTTGGCCGCCAGCGCCTGGATGTCCGCCATCATCTTCTTCGCGCGGCCGGCCGACCCGAGCAGCGTCTCGAACGCGATCGACTGCCGGTCCTCCATCTGGTTGTAGGCCATCCCGGCGCGGACGCCGGAGGTGGCGAGCGCTGCGATCCCGCCGGCCCCGGCGAGCGCCAGCCCCTTCGTGACGCGCAGCGCCTTGTTCGTCAGCCCGAGGGAGTGCGAGAGCCGTCCGTTGGCGGTGTCGACGCTGAGGACCGCCCGCGACAGCGGGTTCAGGCCGCTGGCGCCGTTGCGACCGGCCGCTCCGGCGGCGAGCGTCGCGCGCCGCATCCGCTCGAGCGACCCGGAGAGGCCGTTCGCCTGGGCGGCCGCCTGGCGGGCGCCCTGCAGCGAGACCGTGATCTGTGCGCGCTTGGAGGACATCAGGGTGGGTCGGCCGCGTCAGCGGTCCGGGTGGTGGGCTTCGCGCCGAGCAGCTCGCCGATGCGGCGGGCGTTCTCGTACGCGAGGTGCTCGAGCTCGTGCTGCCGAAGCTCGACGGCGCGCTCCATGGCGCGCCCGATGACCGCCTGGCGCACCTCGTCGGTGTCCGCCAGGTGGCTGGTGGGATCGATGCCGCGCAGCAGCAGCACCGCCGCCTGCTCGACGGCGGTGGCGGCTAGTTCCCCTCGTCGAGCAGCTCGTCGAGCACGGCGTCTCGCTCGCCGTTGAGCCACTCGGAGTACTTCGCCAGCGCGTTGAACACCGGCATGTGGCTGCCGGAGAACTCGTGCAGCGCGAGAACGACCTCGACCGACGACACCTGCTCGCCGAGGTCGAGGCCGAGCACCTGCGCCGAACGGCGGTCGTATCGCAGCGCGCCGGCGCCCTGGGTGTCGACGCCGTCGGCGGCGAGCGCGGCCACTGCCGGGCTGGTCGAGCCGTCCTCGACCCACAGCAGCTCGACGCACGCCCGGGCGAGCGTGAGCGCGGCGCTCTCGGCGGCGACGTCGAGCTTCTCGGCCAGGCCCGCGCGGCGGAGCTGCGCCGTGCGCCGCTGCTCGCGCTTGGCGATGTCGGCCTGCTCGTCCTGGGTGAGCGCGCGGTACCGCGCGGCGAGCATCGTGTGCCGGCCGACGCGCACGACCGTCGACGCGTCCCCGATCAGCTCGTCCCGCTCGGCGTGCAGGCGTGCCAGGAGCGACCCGGGGCGCGGCCCATCGGCCGCCGGCTCGAGCGGCGCGGACGTCGCGACCTCGTCGACCTCGACGGCCTGGGGCGAGTCGAGGTCGAGCGTGACCGGGGGGCGGTGCTCGCTCACGGCTTCACCGTCAGGCCGATCTGGAGGGTCGCGGCGTCGGAGCTGTCGGCGTCGCCCTCCGGCCACGTGACCGACGTCAGCGCGACAGGGAACGTGCGAATCGGCTCGCTCGAGGTCGGCACGCCGTAGTCGTCGAGCTCCCAGATCGACAGGGTGCCGGTCGCCCGTCCGCGGATGCGGTCCAGGGCGTCGGCGGTCGCCCGCTCGCGGCCGTACCGCCACGGCCGGTTGAGGCTGACCTCCGAGCCGGTCTGGCGGCCTCCGGCGGTGCTCGGTCCGGTCTCGGGGTCGGTGATCTCGGTGACCTCCGATCCGCGCTCGATCTCGTCGCCGTTCCAGCGCCCGTAATGGACGCCGCCCAGGACGAGCTCGCGCCGGAAGCGGCTGGTGGATGCGGTCTCATGTCCCATGGTCGTCTCCTCAGAGCTGCTCGGTGGCGGTGGACGTGCCGACCAGCAGGTCGACCCAGTGCGTGGACCCGGCGGGCCGGATCCGGGTGCGGGCGTGCATGTGCCGCTGGGCCATCGACTCCGGCGCGTTCACCGGCCGGTCCGTGCTCACGCGGTAGCCGCCGTCCTCGACGCCGTCGGGGCCGGTCGGGTTGAGTGCCCGGGAGAACTCGGCGACGATCACGTCGGCGAGCCGGCCGTTGTACGACGCGATCGTGTTCCAGGTGACCCCGGAGCCGATCATCGACAGGGCGATCTGGCCGCCGCGCCACTCCAGCGCCATCCGGGTCGTGGCGGTCGCGAGGTCCTCGCGGCGCTCGTCCGGGTCGAGGGTGCGGTACCCCTCGGGCGCGATCGTCGACCCGCGGTCGATCGCGACGTTCACCCGGCCTGCGTACAGGCGCTGCACCTCGCCGGCCGGGTCGGTCGTGGTCGTCCACTCCCGGTACAGGCGGGTCGCGGTCAGCGACGACGCGAACGCGGGGCCGAAGGTCGGCGACCCGATGCCGGTCTCGCCGAGGATGCGGGAGTGCACCCCGGCGTCGATCGCCGAGTAGGGCACGAGCCGCTCGGGCTCGCCGGGCACCGGGGCCGCGTACGCCCAGCTCGCCCACAGCGCACCACGCCACGCGGTCGCGGGCCGATCGGCCAGGAGCGCGGCGGCGGCCGCTCCGGCCTGCTGCTCGGTGACGTCCGGGTCGAGGTCCAGGCGCGCCAGGCGCCCGGTCGCCGCAGCATGGTCGACGAGTACGCGGTGGATCGCGGCGGTCGACACGCCGGGGGCGAGCACGAGGCCGGGCCCGAATCGGGGGTCCAGCAGCTCGGCGGCCGCGGCCCACTCGTCGGTGGTGATGTTCGTGCGGTCGTCGTCGCCGCCGGCGAGGTCGACCGGGCTGACCGTGACGGCGGGCAGCTCGTCGCCGACGACCTCGACGATCGCCAGGTCCTCCCGGACGGTCGGAGCCCACGCGACGAGGTCGGCGTGGTCGTCCAGCAGCGGGGACGCGACGACGGTCTCCGCGCCGTCGCGGATCGTGACCCGGACCGAGGTGCTCTCGGACGTGACCTCGACGGTGTACCCGTCGGGCCCGTCGTAGGACGCCCCGGGTGCGGGCGCGGTGACCTTCAGCGACGGGGCCGGGGCGACCTCGGCGTCGTTGAGGGTGATCGTGGACGCCACGGCACCGGGGCCGGTGACGCGGGAGAACGTGACGGTGCCGCCGGCGCGCTCGCCGAACATGACGGCGACCGCGTCACCGGCGACGCTGTAGTTCACCCGGCCGCCGAAGCGGTCGCGGTGCTCGGCGAGCGAGCGGGACTGGCCGACGGTGCCGCGGTCGGCGAGGCCGACCACGAACAGGGACGCCGCCGACGGCGGCGCGAACCGCGGGGCGGGGGTGTCGTCGAACCCGACGTCGAAGCCGGGCGGTGCGGGAACGAGGGGCATCAGCGATCCTCCGGGGTGTCGGTGGGGGCCTCGTCGCCGGACGGCAGGACGGGCGGGGTGGACGTGGTGACGGCGCGCCGTGCAGGGCGCTGGACGAGCAGCCCGGCGTCGACGAGGTCGCGCACGTCGCGGGCGGGCCGGTCGAGGCGCTCGCCGGGACCCAACGGGCGACCGTCGGGCAGGTGGACGGGCACCGCGGGGCGTGGGGTGCAGACGAATCGGGCCATGGGAGGGGTCAGGGGTCGAGGTACTCGGTCGCCTGGAGCGGGTCGACCTGCAGGTCGGCGTCCAGGAACGTCGGGACGGGCGGCCACGGCGGCACCGGGTTGGAGCGCGGGTCGTCGTCGGGGCCGGGTCCGTCGCCGGCGACGCCGAGGCAGACGCCGTGCGCGAGCCACATGAGGTCCGCGCGGGCGACGGTGCGGCCTTGCGTCTCGGGGTCGACCGGGGTGTAGTCGACGTCGACGAGTCGCAGCGCCCGGCACGTCCCGGACGCGGTCGGCCGGTCGGTGAGGAGCTTGCGGACCGCGGCGACGTGGCGGTGCAGGAGCGTGGCGGTGCTCGCCGCGGTCGGTGCGGCGACGATGACCGCGACGCCGACCTCGAGCTGGACGGTCAGCCGTCCGTCGGGGTCGACGTGGTGCTCGGCCTCCCCCGCGACCCAGGTGATGCACGCCGGTGGGCGCTCCTCCGGTCGCCACACGCCGGAGTGCGTGACGGTCGGCCGGTTCAGCGGCGCGGTCTGCCCCGCCGTGACGCCCGATGTCTGTCGCTCGAGCGCCCGCAGGTACTCGGTCGACCACGTGCGGATCTCGTCCGCGACGCCCCGTGCGACGTCGAGGACGTCGACGATCGTGCCGTACCGGTCGGGGTCGGGCTCGGGGGTGCTCGTGCCCACCGGCCGACGCGGCCACTGACGATGTAGGAGGACACGTCCTCGGTCGCCGCGCCGACGGCGCGCTCGTCGATCTCAACGGGGTCGCGGCCTCGCCGGGCGAGGGTCGCGGCGTACCCGGCCGGGCCGTTGTGCGCGACGCCGAGCGTGACGCTCAGGCCACCGGAGGTCCGCCGGACGCGATCCAGCTGGCCGCGCTGGTGCGGCGTCGTCAGCACGGTGCGCAGGCGGCCCGAGAGGACGAGCGTGCCACCCCGCGGACCGGACACGGTGCGGCGCTGCGCCCCCATGCCGGTCCCGATGCGGCCGCGCCGGTAGCGGGCCCGGGTGGACGCAGATCGTGCGGGCCAGCGGCCGGCGGCGAACGTGCGCCGCTCGGACTCGTGCCACCGCCGGCGGATCATCCACGCCGTCGGCGTCAGGTCCGACAGGCGCGAGGCGACCATGTCGACCTCGGCCGCCGCCTCGGTCAGGCCACGCTCGGTGACGCGGACCCGGACGGTCACGGCGTCTCGTCCGGGTCGGCAGCGGGGCGGCGTCGGGCCGCGGAGACGATGCGGATCGAGTGCATCCGTCGGCCGCCGACCTGGTTGTCGCGCGCGGTCTGCTGGAGCGCGGCGAGGTCCTCGGCGTACCGGCGGCCCAGCTGATCCAGCGGGGTGTCGTCCGGGGAGGAGCCGTCGCCGTAGAACGACCGCTCGATCTCCAGCGCTGCGCGGGCGGCGACGACCTCGCGCGCCGTCTCGAGCAGGTCGCCGTCCCACGTGGAGTAGGGGCGGCCCAGCTGGAGCGCGACGAGCCGCGAGGCGCTCGCGATCTCGTCCTCGGCCTCGACGGCGGTCGGACGGGTCGACGAGGTGAACGTGCCCTGCTCGACGCCGTCCGCATCCCGGGTCCTCGTCCGGATACGGCGTGCGACCTGGGCGACGGTCGGGCGGATGGAGTCGGGATCGACGGCCATGGTGAAGGTGGTCGGGACGCCCGCCGCGGAAGCGGGCGTCCCGTTCGTGGTGCGTGACCCCGGCTACGGGGCGACGCAGATCGCTACGCCTGCTCGGCGTAGACCGGCAGGTAGACCCCTTCACCGACCTCGATCACGCCGACGGGCGCGCCGAGGTCGAGGGTCACGCCGGTGTCGACGGTGGGCTCCCACGCGGGCCCGGCGGGGCCGGTCGCGCCGGTGTCGCCCTTGGTGCCCTTGAGGTCGTCGGTGTCGCCGACGAGGATCACGTCCTCGCCGCCGACCTTGCCCGGCCGGGGCCCCGGCGCGTCGGTGCCGACGATGCGCAGGATGCGCGCTCCACGCTTGGACATCGCTCAGTCCTCCTCGTCCGCGCGCGCGGCGCGGATCGCGTCGATGACGGCGCCCTTGTTCGGCAGCGCCTCGGGATCCTCGACCCCGGCCTCGAGCGCCAGGAGGTCGAGCTCGTCGCGCTTGAGCACGACGAGGTCCTCGTCGCTCTGCGCCGACGCGGGGTCGTCCGTGTCGGCGACGGGCTCGTCGGCCCCGACCTGGCGCCAGCCGGGCTTGCGCTGGAGGGTCTCCTCCAGCGCCGACCCCGGAGCGGCGCCGAGCTCGCGGCCCTGCTCGTTGACGAAGACCGGCATCAGGCGCCCTTGTCGACCAGCGCGCAGCCGAGCGTCTCGGACTCGATGACGTCGGTGCCCCACACGTTGAGGCCCTTCACGCCGTCACCGAACTGCTTCTCGATCTCGTACGCCTTGATCTGCACGATCTGGTCGGCGTGCGTCGTCGCGTGGTTCCCGGCGCCGAACAGCACGGCGTGAGAGTCGTACGTCGCGCCACCGGTCTTCGTGACCGTCGGGACCGCGGTCGTCTTGAGGACGTCGAACCCGGCGACGCGGCCGATGATGCCCGTGCGCATCTCCTCCGAGCCCGCGGCGATGAACTGCGGGTCCAGCCGTGCGGTGGCCTCCAGGTCCGGCGGCACGACGAACCAGCGGTCCTCGTCGGGGGCGTCGTTGTTGTCCAGCCGGCGCCGGAACTCGACCGCGAGCTCGTAGAGCGTGAAGTCGTCGCCGACACCGTTGCCGACCGTGATCGGCGCGGCGGAGGTGCCGAGGTCGCCGCCGGAGATGCCTGCGCCGGCGATCATGACGGTGGCGACGGACTCGTCGATAACGACGCCCATCGCGCGGCCCGCGCGCCGGGTCCACTCGTCGAACAGCCCGGGCTGGGTCTGGACGCGGTCGACGTCGTCGATCGCGACGTTGAAGTACCGCATCGTGTCGATCGTCAGCGGGACCGTGCCGCCGTCGGGACGCTCGGGCGCGGCGATGTCGGTGTTCTTGATGTAGGTCTTGACCGTGGGGGTCCCGACCTTCTGGACGTGGACGGTGTCGCCCATCCCCGCGATCTCGCCCTGGTAGTCGCGGTTGATGATCGTGGGCTGGGCGTAGACGAGCCGCGCGTCCAGGTGCCGCCGGAAGCGGGCGGCCCAGAACTCCGGCACGAAGTCGGCGATCGACATGGGTGTCGTCTCCTCGTGGTGATTGGTGGGGTGTCGGAGCCGGGCCGTCCGCTCCAGGCGGCCGGCCGGCAGGGTGCGCGGCCTACTTCGAGGCCAGCGCGTCGGCCGGGATCTCCCCGGCCTCGAACTTGCGGTTGAACTCCGCGGGATCCGTCTTCGCGAGGCTCCGGGCCTGCTCGGCGGACATGACCTTGGTGTCGCCCTGCGGTCCTCCGGGGACCTGCGGGGCGGACGGCTTGGGTGCCGGGAGGCGCGCGGCGAGGATCTTGGCCTTGGCGGCCATCTCGTCCTCGGTGCCGTCCGGCAGGAACTCGACGAGGTCGGCCGGGAGCTTGTGCTCGTCGGCGACCTTGCGACGCAACGCCTCGCGCTCGAGCTGCGCCGCGCGCTGCTCGGCCTTCTCTCGCGCGGCCTTCTCGCGCTCGAGGTCGCTCTTCTCGGCGTCCTCGATGTCCTGCATCCGCTTGCGCAACTCGTCGGCGTCCTTCGCCTCGGAGCGGTAGCGCGCGTTCTCGCGCCGCAGCTTCTCGACGTACTCCCGATCGAACGTGGCCGGCCCGTCGCCACCCACCGGGTCCGCCGGCGGATCGGCCGGGGGGTCGGACGACGGTGCCGCCGGTGCAGCGCCCGCGGGCGCGGTGCCGCCTTCGCCGGCCGGGTCGGGGTCGCCCTCGTTCAGCGGCACGCCCGACAGAGCGAGCTGGTGGGAGAGCGCCGGCCAGCGGTCGCGCTCCAGGGTGGCGAGGGTGCGGATGAGCGTGAGCGGATCGGCCGTCACGGGCATGGGTCGACCTCCAGGGTCGATCGGAGGAACGACCACGCGCCCGCCGGGCGGGCACCGTGGTCACATCGTCAGGGGTGGCCGCGCCGGGCGGCCGAGGGGAAGGTCAGGCGGCGGGGCGCTGCTGTGCCAGCGCGTCGCGGAGGCGCACGGTCTGGCCGTGCACGGTCTGCACGTCGCGGTCGAGTGGCAGGTCGGGCCGCAGGTCCGGGTCGATGATCCGCACGCCGACGGGGTTCGTCTCGTCGACGTCGGAGTCGAGGAAGTACCAGAGCACCGAGGCGTCCGGGGCGTCGACGTACGCACCGTCCTCGTCGAAGCGGTCCGCGGCCCAGGCCGCGAACTCGCCGTCCAGGCGGTCCTCTACGGGAAAGGTGTGGGTTCCGACGGTGGCCATGGTCACGTGGGGCGCGCCCACCCCGGGAGTCTACGCTCGCGAACCGCGGTGATCACCGTCGGTTCGTCCGGGTTGGACGCATCGACGACGACCCGCAGCCAACCGCCGTTCTCGCGGGGCACGAAGAACAAGCGTCGATCATCCGGCAGCTTCCGGTCCGGGACGACCAGTGCGGGACTCTCAATCGCGCGCTGCACGTCCGCGATCAAGATCTCGGTCCGGCCACGCTCGACCTGCCAGTGCGTGCGCGACCGCGCCGTGATCGTGACCGGTGCGTCGTACTCGGCGACGTTCCGCGCAGTGCGCACGATGTCGCGCTCGCCGACCAGATTCAGAGCGTCCGAGAGTGACGCTTCGCCGATCTCGTAGTCGGTGATCCCGCGCGCGCGGTCCTCGGAGAACTTCACGAGGTCGGACAGCTCGAGGTCGCCGTTGCGCAGCAGCTCCGCCTTCGCGGCACCACCGCGGTGATCGAACAGCGCGTTCTGCTCCTCGACGGTGAGGCCGTCGAAGACCTCGCGGCCCGTTGGCGGTCGCTCGCCGTCGGGGCCGACGGGCACCGCGATGCACCGGCATCGGGTGTGCTTGGGAAAGCTCCGCATCGAGGGTGGCCGGACACGGCCGTCTGCGAGGGCCAGGCAGGCGCCGCACGCCGTCGCCTCCGCCTTGCGGACCCAGCCGACGCCCAAGTCCTCCAGGCGATCGAGCGTCGCGTGACGGTGGGTGTCTACGACGACGTCACCGGCGATCCGCGACGTCTCCATCCCGACCCGGCGACGGTAGTGCGCGTACAGCCTTGGGTCGGCGTCCTCCCACCGCACCGGCTTGCCGCGCTCCGCATCGGGCATCGCCACGCCGATCCGGCCGGCGAGCGTCTGGGTGCTGACGAACGCCTGACGCTGCGCCCGGTACACCCGCTGCTGCGCCTGCTCGCGAGGATTCAGGATCGGCGTCCAGTCCTGCTTGCCGGACCGCGATGGGCGGTGCCACCGGCCGGTCGGGTCGTTCGCGACCTGGACCACCGGGCCGCGGACACGCCACGCCGCCAGATCACGCTCGAGCTGGTGACGCTCGGTGGCCTGCAGCAGCTCGATCGGGTCGCGCTGCTGGGCGGCCTGGCCGGCGAGGACCTCCGCGGTCGACGCGCCGTCGAGCGCGGCCTGCGCCGCCACCGGGCTCGGCCCGGTCCAGAGCTGGCGCGCGAGGACCGCGTGCCGCTGTCCCGGATCGCGCTGCACTGCCCGGGATGTCCGCACCATGACCGCCTCGGCGAGGCGCTCCAGGGCGTCCTGCGCGGCGAGCGCCCGACGCTGCCACGGGTCCATCGCCTAGTCCTCGAGGCGACCGGCGTCGACTTCGGCGGACTCGGGCTCGACGCCGGACCGGATCATGATGCCCATCGCGTCGGCCTTGGCCTTCGTCTGCGCGGCGTCGTCGTGCGACGGCTCCTCGACCGGCAGGCCGGACGGTCCGGAGATCCCGAGAGCGACGCCTTCGAGGTGCGACTCGCGGCGCATCATCTCCATCCAGCGCTTCGCAAGCTGTGGCGACGCGCCGTAGAGCTCCCAGATCGCCTCGAGCGGCAGCCCGAGCTGGCGGAGCTTCAGCAGCGCGTCGACGCGTGTGGCCTCCGACGCGGTCTCCGGGTCCTTCCAGACCGTCTCGGCGTCGATCGCCATCTCCTCGAGGCCCAGGACCCGGAACGAGAGGCGCATCGTCTGCTCCCACGACTCGCCGCACCAGCGGTGCTTGCGCCGGGCGCGGTAGACGAGGCCGTCCATCGCGGCCTTCAGCGCGTCACCGCTGATGTTCACCATCGTGCCGAGGAGCTGCTGCGGCGGCGTGTTCGTCTTCGCCGCGATGTCGGTCCGGATGGTGTCCGCGACCTTCGTGTAGTTCGACAGGTCCCCGGCCGAGAGCTCGGTGATCTCCGCGCCGTCCTCGATCGCGAAGAGCCGGTTGATCCCGAACTCGGCCTGCGTGATCGGCTCGCCGTCCTCGTCGGTCGGGGTCTCACCGCCGATGAGGACCCGCTGCCGGTACGCGGTGTACTCCGACGCCACCAGCATGTCGGCGAACGTCTTGTCGAGCGCGTCCTGCAGCTCCTCGACGGGCTCCAGGTCGGAGTGGCCCTCGAGCCGTGCGTCGGGGTTGTTGAGGAACTCGACGAGCGGGACCGTCTCGAGCGGGTTGGGCTCGGCCTGCTCGATCGTCCACCCGTCCGCGGGCACGGCGCTCGTGCCGCCGGTGAGCGTCCACACCGTGTCCGGGGTGAAGAGCATCGCCCGCCAGCGGCCGGTGAGATCACGCCAGCGCTTCAGGCCGGCGAGGATCCGCCGCCGGTCGCCCGGGTCGCGCATCACGATCGCCTGCAGCGGGTCCTCGACGGTGATCCTCGGGTCACCGCCCTCGTCGGGCCAGACGAGCGTGTACGCCCAGCCGGTGACGACGAGGTCGGTGTGCAGGACCTCCGACATGAGGTCCATCTGGTTGGCCTGCCAGATGTCCCACGCGTCGTCGTCGGGCTGCGGGTCGGTGGCGTCCAGGCGGAACCCCTGGACCTCCATCCGTGACACGACGGCCGAGACGACCATCGGCATCCAGTTGTTCCGCAGCGCGAACTTCTCGCCGAACGCCTCGGTCCAGGCCTCCGTCGCGAACCGCTGCGGCTGCGTGCCGTCGAAGTACGCCCGGTGCCGCTCGATGATCGACTGCCGCTCGAACAGCCGCTTGGACAGCTCCGCCGTCCACAGACGGGCGCGCTGCTCCGGCGTCTGCTCGTCCGGGTTCGCCGGCAGCGGCTCGGGCTCCCGGCGCGGAGCCGGCGTGCGGTAGGGGACGATGTCGAAGCTCATCGGATGATGCGCAGCTTGCGCTTGGTGGGGCCCTTCAAGGCCCCGGCGGCGATCGCGTCGCAGGCGGCGGTGTCCGCCAAGATCGCGGCCATCGCGACGTCGATCCGGTCGACGGCGCGCTTGCCGGGCTTCTCGAGCTTCATCCCGCCCGAGGAGGTCGCGACCTGGGCGTTGACCATGTGCCGATGCAGCACGCGGGCCGCGTCGGTGGCCTTGCCCTGGTGGCCGACCAACGGCATGCCGTGCTCGTCCAACGTCTGGCAGTCGGTGCGGAAGCGCTCCAGCGCCGCGGTCATCTTCGACCGCGCCGACGTCGGCCAGGACATGACCGCGGGGTCGCCGTAGTCCTCGTGCCACCGCTCGAGGTCGGTCTGCCAGAACGCCGGGTCGAAGTAGCCGCGAGCGACGACGTACTTGCGCATCGCCTCGGCGATCGCATCGTTGACCTCCTGGCGCGGAACCTGCCAGTCCTCCGCGTCCGGCGGTCGCTCCCAGATCGCCAGCGGGACGAGCAGTCGGTCCTCGAGGCGGCACGCCACCAGCGCGGTGGCGTCCCAGAGCACCGACCCGTCGAACCCCAGCGCGACGAGGTCGCGGCGCTTGAGCTTCGCCAGCGGCCGCGCGAGCGACGCCCAGCGGTCGGCGGGCATGTACTGCTTGTCGCCCTCGGCCCACACGCACGCGTGCAGCTGCAGGAACTCGGCCTTGGTCAGCTCGGGGTTGGCGGCCTGACGCGCGAGGTACGCCTCGGTCACCCACGACGCCGGGTTCGCGGCCTTCACCGCGGCCGTGTCCTTCGGGTCCGTGGTGCGCGCCGAGAAGTTGAAGACCAACGTCTGGCCGACGTGGTTGCGGCTGATCGTCAGCGACCCGCGCCGCTCGACGTCGCCCTCGGCCTCGTTCCCGTCGACCAGCCGACCGAGGATGCCCTCGGCCCGCTCGTGGCCTTCCCCCGCCGTCGAGATCGTGAAGACCTGGGTGCGCCGGCGTGCGCCGCCGCCGGTCGTCAGCGCGGCCCACACCCGCCGCAGGCGCGGCGTGATCCACTGGGCGACCTCGTCGCAGATGACGAGCGACGGGTTGTAGCCGTGGAGCGTCTTCGGGTCGGTCGAGAGGCGGACGATCTTGCCGCGACCGTCTGCCCGCTCGATCTCCCCGATGTACGCCCGGACGACGAGCTGCTCGTCGAGGTCCGGCGACTCGCGGATGAACGCCGCGCACGCGTCGAAGAGCCGGCCGGCCTGCTTGTCGCTCGACGCGGCCAGCAGGATCTCCGGCTGCCCGTCGTCGTGCAGCAGCCGGTACAGCGCGTACGCGGCCAGCAGCGTCGTCTTGCCGTTCTTCCGCGGCAGGACGATGACGACCGACTGCCACAGGTACGACAGGTCCCGCAGGACCGTCAGCGCCTCGTCGGCGATCTCCTGCTGCCAGCCCTCGAGGTCGAGCGGCAGGCCGGCGAACTGGTCGATCGACTGCGTGAGGTGCTCGCGGCACCACCACGCGAAGTGCGGGCCACGCGATCCCTCGACCTGCGGACGCTCGACCGCGGTCGCGGTCATTTCACCGCGCGCAGCCGGGTCACGGTCGGCGGCGGCGCGCTACGCGGCTTCGTCGTGCCCTTCGGTCGGCCACCCTGGTTGCGGCCCAGGGCCGCGGCGGGCTCGAGGCCGAGTGACTTCGCGAACGCCTCGGCGGCCTTCTCCGCCTTCAACGCGGAGTCGAGCAGCGGGTGCGCGACCGTCTGGCCCATCGACCCGGTCGCGGTCACGTCGTCGCCGAGCTCGTCCCAGCAGCGGCGGGCGAGCGCGATGGCGCGCACGTACCGCTCGATCGCAGGCACGTCGCTGGGCTGAAGCTGTCCTCGATCTTGGAGTGCGGTGATGGTGCGCCGCCAAGCGGCGCGCTCGAAGGGCGTCAACCCCTTCGGGCAGGTCGGCTTGTACGGCCGTCGCGGTGCCACGGGTGACCTCCAGGGTCGGGCCGGCTCCGGGCCGGGTGGCGGATCAGCCGACGGGCGCGCGCTCCTGGCGCGGGCCGTGATCGGCGAAAAACGAGCGAAGGGGGTTTCTGTCCGAGACGACTACCCCGGGCGACACCTGCCCCTTCGGGTTGGGGGTCACCCCCCACCCCCGGCGCGGCGGTCGGCCTCGAGGTGGCAGGTGGGGCAGAGGAGGACCGCGTCGGGCTGGACGGTCGCGCCGCCGTCGGCGATGCGGTGCGGGTGGTGCAGCGCGAGCCGGTGGCCGCCGAGTGGTGCGAGACCGCACTCCTCGCACCGTCCGCCGGTGCGCTTGAGCGCGGCCTGGCGGGCGGCGCGGTGGGCGCGTCGTGCGGCCGGGTCGGTCCGCATCCTCTGGTCGTGGGCGGAGCGGTTGGCCCACGGCTTGCGCTGGTGGGCGTCGCAGCGTCCGGCGTGGGTGGCGATCTCGGGACAGCCGGGCCGGCTGCACACGGACGGGGCGCGGGCCATCAGGCGCGACCCCTGGAACGCGAACGGTGCCCCCGTGGGGAGCGCCGAATCGGACGAAGGCGCAGTTCGCCCGTCGGCAGAAGCGTCCCACGGACGGCGGACGGATGCAAGTCAGGCCGCACGATCGGCGCGCCGGGCGGCGGCGATGATGGTCGCGACGGTGGTCTTGCCGATGTCCAGGTCTGCGGCGATCGCCCGGACGGACCGGTCGGGGTCCAGTCGGTGTGCGGCAAGGACGGCGTCGCGGAGGTCGCCGTCGATGGGCAGGGACTCTCCGGTCTGGCGGTGCCGGCCGTTCTTGCGACGGACGCGGCGGATGACCTCGGCTGTGACGTACCCGGCGCGGCTCGTCTCGAGCGCGGCGGCGTAGTGGGGGTCGAGGCCTTCGTAGGTGGAGAGGATCCAGTCGGTCCGCTCGACGGACGTGTCGTCGACGTCGAGATCGTTCGGGGTCTGGTCGCTGCGGTGCGTGACCTGGCGCAGCGCGACCGCGGCTCGGAGCAGCGCCTGCCGGTAGCGGTGCGGCTCAGGATGGGGCTCCCCCGCGTCGACCGCGGCGTAGTACGCCTCGAGGTCGAAGTGCGCGGCCTGGGTGAGGCGCTCGCGCTGCTCGTCGGCGAGAGCGGGCTGGCCGTGCGGCGCGGCGGATCCGGGCTTGCCGGAGCTAACGCGGCCGCCGACCGGAGCGCCGCTGGCCTCGGACGTCATGGTCATGCGGATGATGAGCTGGTCGGCGAGGGCGTCGAGCTCGGGCCACCACATGGTGGGGAGGTCGCGGGCGATCTTCATCGGGTCGAACGTGTCGGTCATGCCTGGCCTCCGGCGATCTCGCGGTCGAGGGCCATGAGGAGTCGGGCGGCGGCGTGGACGAGGTGGCTGTGGCCGCTGTCGGGGTCGACCGTCTCGCCACCGAGCCAGCGATAGGCGTGACGGAGCGCGGCGGCGAGGTGGTGGCGGGCGGGCCGACGACGCCAGCGGTCGCCGTGGCTGGCCTGCTCGTCGGCCAGGAGCTGGCTGACGGCGAGGATCGCCCGGGCCGGGAGCAGGGTCGGGTCGGGCTTGACCGGTCGGGGGACGGTCGGGACCTCGAGGAGGTGCGGGATCACGGCGGGGCTCTCCGGGGTGGTGGTGGTCATGCGGCGTGCTGGGTCGGGGTGGCGGCGATGCCGGCGACGAGCTGCGCGTCGGTCAGGCCGCAGCGGGTCGCCGACGCGGCGAGGAGCGGCCCGAGGCGGCGGCGCAGCCAGTCGGCGTTGGTGGGCGGCGCGCCGATCGTGAGCGTCCCGTCGGCGCCGACCGCGACGGCGTGCAGCTGCTGGAGCCACGTCGCTTCGGCCGGGTCGGCGATCCGGGCGGCGGCGTCGGCGGCGACGCGCTGCCACGCCTCCGTCGCCGCGGCGTCGGGGGCGGCCAGCACCGCGGCGGTGGGCCGTCCCGGTCGGCCGGGTCGGCGGCGCGGTCGGCCTCGGCGCGGCTCGTCGGCGTCCTGGGCCTGGCCGCCGATGACCGGCGGCCGGTCCTGCCGCAGTCCGTAGCCGAGGGCCTGGAGCGGCTTGGTGGACATCGACTCGCCGTCGGCCCGGTCGCGGCGGAGCTGCGCACCGAGGGCCGGCCAGTCGATCGGGCGGCGCTCGTCGGCGAGGTAGCGGCGGATGAGTGCGCCGCGGCTGCGGTCGACCTCGGCGGCGTCGAACCCGGCGTCGATGAGGGCGGCCCGGGCGGCGGGCCAGCAGCTCGGCTCGTCGATCTGCGCGCCGTCGCGCGCACCGCTGCTGCTGCTAAGTGACGGTTCCTGTGACGGTTCAGTGGATACGGGGGTGCCGCTCTGGCACCCCTCCCCTGCCGGAGCGGCAGTCTGTCGGGGTGCCGGAGCGGCAGTCTGTCCGCCTGCCGCTATGGCAGGCGGCTGGGCGTCGGCCCAGGTCGAGTAGCCGTCCGACTCGGCGACGGGGCGCATCTGGCCACGGTCGTCGTCGGTGGGGGCGAGGACGTAGATCGAGGAGCGCTGTCGGCCGGACGCGCGGCGGCGCTCGTGGCGACGGACGAGCCCGGCCTCCTCGAGGTCGGCCAGGGCGCGGCGGACGGTCCTCTCCCCCAGCTCGGTGACCTCGACGAGGTGCCGGACGGCGGGGTAGGCGACGCCGTGCGCGTCGGCCGTGTCGGCGAGCACGAGCAGCACCGCCTTGCGGGCGGGGCTCCCGGTGGTCTGGGCGGCGGCCCAGGTCATCGCGACGTGGCTCACAGTCCCTCTCTCAGTCGGGCGCGGCCGGCCTCGGTGAGGAGGACCCGGTCGTCGGCGGTCTGCCAGAGCAGGCAGCGCTTGCGCAGGCCGCCGACGGTGGCGCGGGTGGCGCCGCGGCCGGCGGTGCCGCTGCGGTTGGCGGCGTGCAGGACGGTGTCGACCGTCGGGGCGATCGCGTCCTCTCCGGCGTGACGGTCGAAGTCGTCGAGGACGCGCATGACGGCGCGCTGGGGCAGCGAGAGGCTCACGTCGTGCTCTCCCGGGGGTTGGTGGGGATGAGGTAGCGGCTCGGCCACCGCGGGTCGCGGATGGCGTGCAGTCGGCCGGTGCGGATCCGGTGCTGGACCGTCCCGGTGGTCAGGCCGTGGCGGTCGGCGTACTGGGCCACGGTCTGGTGGCCCTCCGGGGCGGTGATCAGGCGATTGTGGTGGCGGTGGGCGGGGCTGACGCCGGTGCGGCGCAGGCGCTGGCTCACGGTGGTCTGGTGGACGCCGAGGCGGGCGGCGACGGCCGTCGCCGTTCCGAGGTCGGCGAGCAGGTCGAGCGTGCGGTCGATGTCCTCGTCGGTGAGGCGGCGACGTCCGGCGACGGCGGCGTGCGGGCGCATCTCGACACCGGCGGCGTGGAGCCTGCGGCGGACGGTCTCGGGGTGCAGCCCCGCGGCCCGTCCGATCTGGACGGTGGACTCGCCGTCGCGGTAGCGGCGGGCGATCTCGGCGAGCGTCACGCGCTCACCGCCAGTCCGGTCTCGTCGCGGAGCCACTGCAGCGCGCAGATCGCGGCGGTCGTGAACGTCTGGTCGCGGCCGCGGCCGTCGGCGATCGGGAACCGCTTCGTGCGCATGTTCCCGGCGGGCCCGAGCTCGACGCCGTAGGCCAGGCGCGGGGTGCGGTGGCGGCCCTCGCCGGTCCAGACGATGGCGAGCGACGTCCAGACCTCGACGCCGTGCTGGTGGCGCAGCATCTTGCAGTGGTCGTTGAGGCGCGTGATCGCGTCGAGGTAGCTCACGTCGTGGGCTCCTCGACGAGGCGGTGCCCGGCGATCCGGTCGCCACTGACGAGGACGGTCCCCCGGAGCAGCTGGCCACGGGCGCCACGGTGCTCGAGCACCGCGCCGTGCTCGCGGACCTCCACCACGGTCCGGTACTGCCGCACGCCGCGCTGGCGGTCGTCCTTGGCGTTGGAGGCCCAGATCTGGCCGACGACGACGGTCATCGGTCCGTCTCCCGTCGGGTCGAGGTGAGGGGCCTGCCGTCGAGGTGGTTGAGCAGCGCGTCGCGGGCGGCGACCGGGTCGCCGGCCTGGAGCTCGGCGACGGCGAGGTCGATCGCGTCGCGGGTCTGGTCGCGGCGGAGGTCGTGCGCGGCGCGGAGGTCCAGGACCGCGCGACGGTCGCCGTCAGCCCGGTCGAGGAGCTGGCCGTAGCCGACGCGGTCGAGGAGGACGTGGGCGCGCTCGATGCGGGTGCGGGGGTCGCCGGCGCTCCACCACGGTCCGAGCGAGAGGTCGTCGGCGAGGAGGTCGACGGCCTGCTCGAGGGTGGCCGGGCTGACCCTGCCACAAGGTGTGAAGGGGTCAGCGCTGCCGTCAGGACGCTCGGCGGGCGTCGCCCTGGCAGGCCCTGGCGGCGGTGCGACGGTGGGTCCGGTTGGGGTCACCGGGCCGCGGTTCGGCCCGTCCGGGCGGGCCGGTCCGGGTTCGGGTCCGGCATCCCGATTCGTCCGATGTGCAGGCGTTTCGTCGCCGGTCGGTGTCTGTTCTTCGTGTCTCTCGTTCCCTACCGAGCCCTCGTAATGAAGGGGTCAGCGGTTCGAGTCCGCTCGGAGGCTTCTTCGGTAGGTGCAGGGTAGACCGCGTCCCCGGTGGCCATCACGGCCCCGGGGACGCGCTCGTTTCGCGTCCCGTTTGCGTCCGTGACGTCGCCGGTGGTCTCGATGGCGGCCGGGGTCGGGGTCGTGTGGAGGGCGGCGAGGCCGTCGCCGGTGGCGGTCGCAGGGGGCATCGCGCGAGCGTCGCGCCGCTCCACCCGCCCACGTCGCCTGCGTCGCGCCACTCGACCCGTCCACGTCACCTGCGCCACGCCCGTGCGCCGGACCCCACCGCACGGCGCCACCGACGGTGACCCACACGGGGCCCCTGCACGATCGCGTGCATGTCGTCCCGCCGGCCGCCTAGCCTCGACGGCGATGCTGCGCGACGTTCCGCACGCCCGCTTCGAGCGCCACGTCACCCTCCTCGGCCGTCGATACGCGCTGGTCCTCGATCAGCGGCGCGGGCCCGTGATGGTGTGGGGCGCGCGCGCCTTCCGGGCCATCCGGTCCGAGCAGGACAAACGGCCCGTCCCCCTGCTCGAGGACGGCCACCGGCGCTGGTGGCTCTTCGAGGACCGCATATGGGCAGGTGACGGCGACCTCGACACCGACGACGTCCTGGCGCTCGTCCGTGACCGGAGCCGCCGACGCCGACGCCGCGTCGCCCACGCCCGGGCCGCCCTCGCCCACGACCGGGCGCACCGCGACGCCGGAGGCCACGCCACGCGGACGGACCGCCGTGGACGCCGACGGGACCCGGAGAGGCCCCCGACCGGCCCCACCGCCGACCGCGCGACGCCGGCCGACCGACGCCACCGACGCCCCATCCCGGTCGACGTGCGCCGGGCCGTCTGGACCCGGGACGACGGACGATGCACCGCGTGCGGCACCGACTTCGACCTGCAGTTCGACCACGTGATCCCCATCGCCACCGGAGGCGCGGACACCGTCGAGAACCTGCAGGTCCTCTGCGGCCCGTGCAACCGTGCCAAGGGCGCCACCGTCGGCTGACGGACCCGCGCCGCCGCGGGCCCCCCACCGACCGGCGCGACCCGACGCCCCGGCCGGACGCGCCCGACCCTCCGGTCAGGAGCAGGCGCCCGGGGCGCCGTTCGGCCGCGGCGGCTCTCCCGTCGTCGGGGTGATCCGCACCGTGGTCCGTCGCTCCCCGTCGGCAGCGACCCTCACGCTCAGCAGCGCGACGCGCCGGGTCCGCGGGCTCGTCGCCACCGACGGCACGGTCACCGCCCGCAACCGCGATCCACGCGGCACCTCGCACAGGTCGACCGCGTAGCCGCCCGACGCGGACTCGACGACGAGGCCGACGGCCCCGGCCGCCGACACGGACCGCCCCGTCAGCCGCTCGGTGCGGCCGCTGCGACGGACGACCGTCAACCGCGCGCCGTCGCCCCACGACGGGAACCTCGTCGTCGCCGTGCCGGCCCGCTCGGCCTCCACCGTGCGACGGACGACGACGAACCCGCGGTGGAACCGCTGGTGCAACTCGACCGACCCGGCCGCGTTCGCGACCCGCGACCGCACCCGCAACGCCCCGGTGAACGTGTCCCGCACGTCCGACCGGCGCGGGCCTGCGTCGACCCGCACGCTCGTGCGCCCCCGCCGCACGGTCGACCGGCCCGGCTGCGTGTCCAGCACCACCCGGCCCCGCCGCACGAGGTCGAGCCCGAACGCCGACCGGCCGCTACCGCCGATGCCCGACACCGGCATGCCGTCGGCGTTGAGCAGGCGGGCCATCTCGATGCCGCCGTAGTCGTCGGTCGGGTGCCGGACCAGGACCCCCGTCGAGTACGCCGGGGTCGACACCACCAGCCGCCCCACCCCGTTGTCGCGGGCGAACCACGCCGGCGGCCGCTCCGGCGCCGCGTTGCCGGGGCGCAGCAACGCCAGGCGCGACGCGTGCGCCTGCACCCGGGTGGCCGTGAACACCGGGTCGTTGCCCTCCGACCGGTCGCGCCCCTCGACCCCCCACAGCTGGCTCGGCAACCGGCCGTCCGGGTACGCCGACGCCCACCGCTCGTACGTGCGCAGCCCCGCGTCGGCGACCGCCGCCGCCCACGCCGACTGGTCCGGTGCGGCCGACAGCCGACGGGCGGTGATGAACGTCTCCAGCCCCTGCTGCGCGAACGCCCAGTACCGGGCCAGCCACCACCGCCGGGTCCCCAGGCTCGTGTCCCAGTTCAACGCGCCGGCGTGCGTCCAGTCCCCGAACATCACCCGCTGCGACCATTCGCGCAACCGCTGCTCCTGCGGGCCCGACAGCGGCCGCATCCCCGCACGGACCGCCATGTCGTAGTGCCGCAGGCCGGAGAACACGAGGTTCTCGTACTCGCTCGTCGACAGCAGCGGCGCCCCGATCGCCGACGCCTTGCGCTGCGCGTACAGCAGGCCCAGGCCGGGGTTGAGGAACGGGGTGCGGGCCGGGTCGAGCGCGATCCGCGACCCACGGACGAACCGCGACAACTGCCGTCGGTAGTCGTCGAGGAACCGTCGGTCGCCGGTGACGTGGAACGCCGCCGCATCGAGGTCGGCATGCCAGTTCCACTGCGTCAGGAACTGGGCGGGATACCGGTAGAACGGCGAGTCCGCCACCGACGAGATCGCCCCGGCGATCCGGTCGCGCAGCCCCGCCGGCAGGCCGACGACGTCCCGGGCGTCCCACGCCGCCGTCAGCGCGTCCACGACCTGGGCGTCGACCGCGACGTGCTGCCAGCCCGGTCGCAGGCTCGACGACGTCCACCCCGGCACGTGCCCGTGGGTCCCACGCGGCGCCTCCGTCGGCGGGGCGATGAACGCGGGCGCCCGGGTCAGCAGGTCCACGAGGGCGTGGACCCGGTCGTCGCGACGCGTCGCGCCGACATGACCGCCGAGCGCCGCCGACGCATGGACCTGGAGCATGTTCGCGGCGAGCCGGACGTCCTCGGTCCCGTCGACGGGCATGTACCGGCCGAGGGTGGCGCTCCAGTACGGCTCGACGTCGGCCTGGCGTCGGTCGGCGAACGCCCACAGCTCGGCCACCGACAGCGGCTCCGCCTCGTCCGGCAGCGGCACGCTGATCGGGGACCGGTCGCCGCCATCGCCCTTCGCGGCGGCGGTCGCGGCGGTCGCGGGCGCACCGATCATCGCGCCCAGGACGGCGATGGCGACGGCGATCGCGGGCGTGCCGAGGTCGCGCGCCCGCCCCCGCGGTGAGCGCGTCCCCGTGAGCATCGCGGCGACGCTAGCAGCGGGTCCGGCGGTCGCGAGCCGGTCCCCGACGCACGCGACGGCCCACGGGCGGCCGCCGATGCGGTTCCATTCCCCCATGAGCGCGAGCACCCCCACCCCCGCCGGTCCGCTGGTCGCCGTCATCACCGGGGCGTCGAGCGGCCTGGGCGAGGCGACCGCCCGCCGCCTCGCCCGCGAGCCGCACGCCCGGCTCGTCCTCGTCGCCCGCCGCGAGGAGCGGCTGCGCACGCTCGCCGCCGACCTGACCGGGCTGGGCGCGACCGTCACCTGGGTGGCGGCGGACCTCACCGACGACGACGCGCCGACACGGGTCCGCGACCACGTGCGGGCGGAGCACGGGGCCCCGACGTTGCTCGTCAACAACGCCGGGGCCGGGTTCCGCGCACGGTTCGGGAGCGAGCGCAACGGCGGGTTCGCGAACCACCGCAAGACGTTCGCGTTGAACTACGACGCGGTCCTGCGACTCACCGAGGCGCTGCTACCCGACCTGCGCGCCGCGGCGCCGAGCGCGATCGTCAACGTCGCGAGCGTCGCCGCGCACGTCGCCCGCCCCGGCGCCGGGGCGTACTCGGCGAGCAAGGCCGCGCTCGCCGCGTGGTCGGAGGCGCTGCGCGCCGAGGAGGCACCGCACGGCGTCCACGTCGGCACCGTCAAGCCCGGGTTCTTCCCCACCGAGGGGTTCCCCGCCACCGAGCTCAAGGAGGGCCGCCTGAGCCGCCTGGCGCTCGGCGACCAGGACGACGTCGCCGAGGCGATCGTCCAGTGCGGCCTGCGGGGCAAGGACGAGCGGATCACGCCGCGGTTCTACAACGCCGCGATCGTGCTGCAGGGGGTGCTGCCGCAGGTGATCCGCCGGGTCGTCGGATCGGACCGTGCGCAGGTCCTCGCGACGAAGACCGTGTCGGACGAGTAGCGCCGGACCGATCCCGGGCATGGAGGACGATGAGCGGCGCGCCGCGCCGCCCGGCGACGGTCGACCCGTCGGCGCGCCGGGCGACGGCGACGGGGCCGCGCGACCCGGCGGCCCCGCCGTCGATCGCGGTCGGGCGTCGGAGCCGTGGGCGGGGGACGCATACGTCGACGAGGACGGCCCCGTCCCGCGGCTGGCGGTGCGCACCCACCGTGGCGTGGCGCCGACGGTCCTGGACGACGCGACGCCGGTCGACCGGGACGGGCCGCTCCCGATCCACCGCCTGCCGTTCGATCGCGGTGGCGTGGCGGTGCTCGACCGCCTGGCCGGCCTGACGGTCGACGTGCCGGTGATGCTCGCCGCGGCCGAGCTGCGGCAGGGCGGACGCCCCGCGGCGGCGACGATCCGCGCCGGTAGCGACGAGCGCGGCGAGCCGCGGCTCGAGCTCCTCCCCGGCTGGAGCGTGCGCGCGCACGCGGCGTTCGCCGCGATGCCCGAGGCCGGCTCGTTGGAGGAGGGCCACCGGTCCGGGCACCGCGAGGGCGACGCCCCGGCCGACCCGGACACGCGCCTCGCGGTCCCCGCCGACCCGTCGCTCGTCCCGCGGCTCGACGCGTTGCTGCGGGACCATCCGACGGTCGACCTCACCCCCGCGGCCCGCGACCGGATCGCGACGTTGCGCGCGCTGCACGCCGAGCGGGACGACCTCATCCGCCTGTCGGGCGCGTCCCGGGCCGGTCGACTGCGACGCACCCGGAGCGGCGCGGACCTGCGCGTCGGCGGCGAGCTCCTGCCGTTCCAGTGGGCCGGGGTGCGGTACCTCCTGCAGCGCCGTCGGTCGTTCCTCGCCGACGAGCAGGGCCTGGGCAAGACCGTCCAGGCCCTCGTCGCGTTCGAGGTCGACGACGCCTGGCCGGCGGTCGTCGTCTGCCCCGCGAGCCTCAAGCTCGGCTGGGCGCGCGAGGCGGCCCACTGGCTCCCGCACCGCACCGTCGCCGTGCTCCGGGGACGCGGCGGCGGTCAGTGGACCGCCACGGCCACCGCGTCCGCCGTGCCCGCCGCGCCTACCGCCGCCCACGCGTCCGCCACGCCCCCCGCCACGGCCGCCACCACGGCCACGCCCACCGCCCCGCCCGGCGAGGCCGACCTCGTCGTCCTGAACTACGAGCTGCTCGAGGCCCACCACGACCGGCTCGCCGCGCTGCGTCCCGGAGCGGTCGCGTTCGACGAGTCGCACCTGTGCAAGGAGCCGCGGGCGCGGCGCACGAAGGCCGCGATCCGCCTGGCCGGCACCGTCCGACGCGACGGCCTGCGCCTGGCGCTCACCGGGACGCCGGTGCTCAACCAGCCGCGCGAGCTCACCACCCAGCTGCGCCTCGTCGACCGGCTGCGGGACTTCGGGTCCGGGGCCGAGCTCGCGCGGCGGTTCCAGGGCGACGAGGCCCACGACCGGCTGCACTGGCATCTGCGGGCGTCGGGGTTCGTGCGGCGCCTCAAGTCCGACGTGCTCCCCCAGCTGCCGGCGAAGCGTCGCGTGACGCTGCCGATCGAGCTCGACGATCCCACCGACTATCGGCTGGCGGAGGAGGACGTCATCGCCTGGCTCCAGACGCTGCCGCTCGACCTCGACGAGATCGACGCCCGGGTGTCGGCGGCGTTGCGGGCCGAGCAGCTCGTGCGGATGAACCACCTGCGGCGGCTCGCCGCGATCGGCAAGCTCCCCGCGGCGCTCGAGTGGATCGAGGACTTCCTGGCGTCGGGCGAGCCGCTCGTCGTGTTCGCCCAGCACCGCGAGGTCCAGCGGGCGGTGCTCGCGCGGTTCCCCGGCGCGGCCCACGTCCTGGGGGACGACGACGCCGCGACCCGCGACGCGCAGATCCGGCGGTTCCAGGAGGGGCGGCCGTCCCCGGGGCACCGTCGGGGCCTGCGCGCGGTCGACGCCGTCGCGCCCCCCGCCGCCGCCGACGGGCTCATCGTCTGCTCGATGCGTGCCGCCGGGCAGGGGATCACGCTGACCCGCGCGTCGAACGTCTGCTTCCTCGAGCTCGACTGGACCCCGGCGCTCCACGACCAGGCCGAGGACCGCTGCCACCGGATCGGGCAGGACGACGCGGTCACCGCCTGGTACCTGCTCGCGCCCGACACGATCGACGACGACCTGGCGACGGTGCTGGAGCACAAGCGTCGCGTCATCGACGCGGTCGTCGACGGTCACGCCCCGGAGGGCGAGTCCGTGAGCCGGGCGGTCGTGCGCCGCCTGCGGACGCGCACCGTGCGTGGCCCCGCGGGAGCCGGGGCGCGCGGGGCGTAGCCCGGCCGTCGCCCCACCGGTCTCGACGGGGCCCGGGTGGGCCGGGCCGGTCGACGTCAGGCCACGGGCGCGACGGCCGCCGACCGTGACGGTGGCTGGGCGCGTAGCGCGCTCTCGCGGGCGCGGCCGGGCGGACCGTGGGACGGGTCCGCGTCGACCGGGGCCCGGTCGAGGAGCAGCCTGACGAGGAGCGACGAGGGCACCGGCCTGGTCGAGATCGACGCGACGAGCCGCGCCACGTCGAGGTCGGGAGCGCGGTGGGTGCGGGAGGGAGGACGGACGGACATGTGGGTAGGGGATCGGCAGACGCCCCGTCGGGGTCCACCACCGGCCCCCGGCATCGAACGCACGTCCGTCGAAATCCGACGTCGTGCTTTCGACCGAGCTTCGCTACGCTGTGTTCGTGGACCCTAACTCGCCACCGTCCGGAGCCCCGGGAGCGTTCCCGCAGACCGGCTACCGCGCCCGTCGTTGGTCGCGGTTCGAGCGGGACCTGCACGAGTGGCTCGACACGCCGACCGGCCGGTTCGCCTGTTGGCGCGCGCGGGTGGCCGTCAACGGCACCTGCGCCCCGCAGCCGCCCGGCGGCACCCGCGACGTGCACGCGTCCGCCGACGCCCGCCGGTCGCGCTGACCTCCGGGCCTCGCGCCCGCGGCGTCCCGCCGCCCACCGGTCCGCCGCCCCCGCCGCGCCCGGCCCGCGCCCCGGCCGTCCGCGTCCTCCACGCGTCCGCCCCGCCCTCGGCCCAGGGCGACCGTCCCGGCCCGCGGCCTCCTCCCGGCAGCCCGCCCACCGTCGCGGCCCGCCCTCGGCCCGCGCCCTCCTCCCGGCAGGCCCCTCGGCCCCGGGCGACCGCCGACGACCGCCAGCCGGCCCACGTCCCTCCGGCCCGCCCCTCCTCGACCCACGACATCGGGCCGGCGCGACCGACGCCGACCGACCGACCCGCGCGCCGGGACCCGACCGTCCCCGCGCGCCGGGGCCCGTCCGTCCCGGAGCCCACGCCCCTCGGCGGAATCCCGGGCCCCGCGCCGCACCGGCCGGTCCGACGAGCACCCCCACGGGCGCCGCCACGGCGGATAGCTTCGCGTCGAGCGGGTACGCGGGAAGCACGCGGATCCGACCACGGGCGAGGCCGCCCGAACCACGCAT